AACAGGTACAGGCACAACAGGTACAGGCACAACAGGTACAGGCACAACAGGTACAGGCACAACAGGTACAGGCACAGGCGGCGGTGGCACTGGAACAGGTACGGGCGGTGGTGGTACGGGTACGGGTGGTGGTGGCACAGGAACCGGTACAGGCACAACAGTAACAAATCCATTTAGCTACGGTAAGTCTGCAGCTGAAGATATGCAAGGTATCTACAATTTAGTGCCGGGTCTTACCAAGGCCAGAACAGATTATGAACTAGCTGGCCATTTTGGCATGGCTACAGGAGGCGCAGTGGCAACACCACAATATGACCCGTTTGGGCTAGAAAAATCAACATATGGAACTAGCGATAGTGCCGGTATTTCAGACCCGTCTGCATCGCCATTTGTTGGTTCATCTTTAAAAATGCCTAAGCTAACAGTTGGGGTTACAAAACACAATGTGGATTATAATCTACCTGGTGTAAACCCCAAGTTTAAAGCTGAAGGTGGTACTATCAGTGGCCACAATCCGCAGTTCTTTAGTGAAGGCGGCTTGGGAACATTAGACAATCGCTATGTTAAAGGTGATGGTAACGGAACTAGTGATGAAGTACCAGCCATGTTGGCAAACGGAGAATTTGTAATTCCAGCGGATGTTGTGTCCGCGTTAGGTAATGGTAGTAACGATGCGGGTGCTGGTGTACTAGACCAGTTCTTACAAACTATCAGAGAACACAGACAAAAACACGACTCAAAACAACTGCCCCCAGATTCAAAGGGACCACTTGCATATTTACTTGAAGCTAAAAAGAGAGCATAATCATGGCCGGACTATCAGATCTAATCACAAATACCGCTAATCAAACAACCTCAATGCCTGCGTGGTATGATACCGCGCAACAAGCAATTGTAAACCAAGCTGGTACGGCATCTAGTCAAATGCCGAGCCTTCAAAACACGGTTGCTGGTCAGGCAATTAATAACTTGCAAGGACCGAACAATCCGTTCATGCAAGCTCAAGGTAGCCTTAGCCAAATTGCTTCTGGCGCTGCAAATCCTTGGATTGTAGATCAGTCTACTGGTCAAGTAACACCAAACACTGGTACCGCCATGGGTGGTTTGTTCCAAGCGCAGAACCAGCAACTACAACAGTTGATGCCAAACTATACAGCACCAGTTCAGGGAGCTAATATTGCTGGTGGTAACTTTGGTAGTCTACGTGGCGAGACAGCGGTTAACAAAGCCATGGGTGACGCACAAGCTAAACTGTTTGCTGACCAAATGCAGGCCGCACTACAGAACCAACAAACTGGTGTTGCAGCTGGTACAGGTTTAGGTAACGTAGGTCAATCTGGTACTGCATCTATGACTACACTAGGTCAAGCACAACAATCTGATCCGTTTACTGCAGCAGCAAACTATGGTAAAATTGTTGGGGGTATTCAAGCCCCGACAACCGTTGCAAATAGAACACAATTATCCCCACTTAATACATTAGGTAGCTTAGCTACAGCAGGTTCTACCGGTTACAGTGCAATTGACCAAGCGTTAAAAAGTTATGGTGGGATTGGTGGGGTGCTGGGTAAACTATTTAGTGGTGGTAATAATTTATCTGGAGTTGATGTTGCAGGTCAGGGAAAAACTGTAGTTGCCCTCGATACTTCTGGTGGCGGTTATGGTTCTCCAGTAATTGGAACAGGCGGTGGTGGTGGTGCGGGTCCTGGTCAAGTGCTTGGACAAGACGGTAATATTTATAATGACCCATCTTACGGAACCGGCGGTTCAAGCGGCGTTGATACTGGTATTGAGCCAACTCCTTAATAGTTAATACGAAAGAAATATATGGCAATTGCACCACTATCACCTGATACAACTGAAGAGCAAACCCCAGGACCGTTGTCCGGTGGCGCTACTTTTGAGGCTGGCAAACCTAAAGCTGGTACACTTGGCGTTTCCGGTAAAATTAATTTAGGTCCGCAAGATACATCTGAAATTTTAAGAAACTTGCAAGCCGAGTTAGATAAACGCAACGGTCCAATGAGCACATTCCTTGGTGGATTGCAACGTGCATCTGCTTGGGGTTCTGGAGGCGCACAAGGCCCTGCAGCTGCATTGACTGCCATGGATCGTGAACAGCTTTTAAAAGACCAAGATACTCGCGCCTTACAAGAAAGAATGCTTGCTGTTAAAGGTGCTGAATCAACACGTCAAGGAAAAATTCAATCCTACGGTGGGATGCCTGGACAGTTTGCGCAACCGGGTGCTGAGGGTGCTGCCCCACAAAATGTTTCCCCGCTTCAAAAAATGATATCGTCTTTGCCAGCGGCGCAACAACCCATTGCTATGAACGCATGGAAATCCGGTGATGTGGATACTGTTGAGTCTATGGTTATTGCCAATGAAAAGAACCGCACAACTGAAGCTAAAAACTTAGACATGTTGCGTAGTTTGCCCGCTGGTCCGGAGCGTGATATGTTTATGGCTCAAGCATATAAAGACGCAGCAGCTAATCGTACAATGATTACGCCTGAAGGCGAGATTCCGTTTACACCAAGTTACGCACCTAGGCCACCTGGCATGGGTGGTGCTACCACACCAACACCAACAGGCGGTGTAGATTTAAGACAGGTTGCATTAAATGCTGGAATACCAGCTAGTGCAATTATTAGTGATTATCGTGATCCCGCCAAACAGTTAAGTTTAATTGACCGTGAAGATCCTAATAATCCTGGAAAATTTTTAACTAAAGAGGGTCGTTCTGTAGCATTACCTGGTCAAAGCGCCCACCAAATTCCGGGGGCTGGTTTAGATCTTAAATTATCTTATACCCCAACTGCAGCACAAGAAAAAGCGTTGGCGGCAGCTGGAGCAATAAAAATTCCAGGTCATGCTGGGCACTATCAACTGCCAATTTCTAAAATGAACGCCTCTTTGGCCGCTAATGCAACAGCCCCAACTGAAAACATTGGTGGCTATAGTCCTCAATCTAAACAAGGTCAGGAGTTAATTACTAAGGGTATCGCTGGCGACAATGAGTCTCTCATTAAAAATCTTCAAGATCCAGCGCTTGCTCAAGCAAGAGCTCAGGAAAAATTACCAGGTCAAATCACTAGAACTTTAGATATTTTAGATAAAACTAAAACCGGTCCTGGCGCATCTACAGCAATGTTAGTGACAGAGTTAAAAGGCTTTTTTGGCGAATTAAAACCTGAACAATTGCAACAGTTAGTTAATCAAAAAACAATTACTCAAACCCAAGCAACGTTAATTGCTAGTGGAATTAAATCTGCGTTTGGTGCTCAGTTGTCCGACAAAGAAGGTGATCGTTTTGCAAAAACCTTGTTTACAATTGACGATCCAAAACAATTTATTAGAGCAACTTTAGAATTGCAACGAGCTGGTGTTTTTGCTAACAGAGCGTTTGCTAACGCTATGGTTGGTGCTCCTGTTAAAGCACAAGCCTATAGAGAATACTTATCAAAAGAAGAATCCATTAATGATAAGATTCTTAAAGAGCATGCTCCAACAGTTTGGGCTCAGATGCAAAAAACTCAAGCTGAGAAACCTGCTGCTGCAGCTGAAAAACCTGCAAACATTCCGAAAGAATACACTTTGGCCCCGGATAACAAATATTATGCTCCGGACCCAAAACGCCCTGGAAAATACTTAATGTGGGAAGGTAAATAATATGGCTGGAGTTCCAGTTGAGCATGACCCATTTGGTGCAAATTCAAAAGCGGTTCCAGTTGAATATGATCCATTTAAAAAAGCAGCTCCTAAGTACGAGCCTGCAGAGGATACAATGTATTCTCCTGACGGAGCTCCTTTAATTACACCACAATCTATGGGTGAAGGCACCACTGGTGGTAGGTTTGCTAGGGACATTATGACAGACGTAGTGTCTGCTCCTATTAGAGCCAGTATGAGCCTAGCCAAGCCCGCTGTTGGTGCAGCAGAATGGGCTGGCATATCCACTCCATCTAAAGCTGTCCTTGAGATGGACAAAGGTATTGCAAAACAATCAGAAATTTTGGATTCCGGTATCAGTCCCTTTTCAACCGCTGCCAGTTTGGCTGGCGACATTTACGGCTTTAACAAGCTGGGCGGTTTGGCAAGTAAAGTTGCTCCAGCTGCAATGAAAGTACCCGCTTGGTTAAAGCCAATCATGGGTGGTGCCGCAGCCGGTGCAATTCAGCCAACTGGAAAAGCTATGGGAGAAGAAGGTTTCCTGCCAGAGAAAGCAGCTGACATTGGTATTGGTGCTGCATTAGGCCCAGTTGCTGAAAAAGTTGTTAAGGGTGCGGGTGCTGTTTTGTCTCCTCAGCTGCAGCGTTTAAAAGATTTAGCTGCACAAGGCATTGACACATCTAAGTTAACCTTGGGTCAAATACTTGGTGGTAAAGCTCAATCTGTAGAAAACTTTTTACAGGGTATCCCTGGCGGCGGAGTTAAAACACTTGTAAAAGAAGGTCAAGAAAGTATTCAAGAACAAGCTGCTAAACGTACATCTAATTTTGATAATCTTTTAGACCAGTTTAAAGATACAAACAAACAAAAAATTACTCAAGATTTTGAGGCAGCTAAGTTTAATTTAGAGAAACAAGGTTTAGCTTCAGATCCTAAGTTAAATGAATATATTAAAATGATGGAAAAAGGTCTTGCTGATAAAAACGCAGACTTTAGCTTGCCAATCTTTAATAAGGTTCTTTCCAATCTTGGTCAAAAACTACCCACTGGTGTTAAAGGTAACGCTGCTGTTGACTTTACACAGACAGCAGTTTCAAAAGGCTATGATGATGCCCTTGAAAAAATAGGCACTGTAAAAATTACACCGAATCGGATGCAAGAGTTTAATGATATTTTAGAACGAGCCAAGGGTGAGTTTGGTGATGCAGATCCAGCGTTGTTTAAACAACTGCAAACTGATATTAATACAAAGATGCTAGGTAATTTTGCAGAATCTACAAACATTCCGGCAAATAAATGGCATACCGTTTTTAAAGAAATTGGTGAGAAATCTTTTGGTAAGCGTGATGCCACTGGGTTTGAAAGAGACTATGCTAAGTCTTTGTATGAAGCCCAAAAAGTATGGAAAAAGATGGCAGAAGACGCCGATCCAACTGGTGCCATTAAGAAGGTAAACGCAGCTCACTCTGAATTGCAAATCCCACAACGTGCTGCGTCATACGTTTCTGGTGTTAAGCTACGTGGTGGTGCATTTAGTCCTGAAGAGCTGCTTGGTGCAAGTGCTAAGGAAAGCAGTCAGAAGGCTTTTGCCGCTGGTAAAGCTCCGTATCAACAGCAAGCCAAAGAAAGTTTTGACACAATGAAATTGGCAGAAAAAGATTTAAATGCCAAAATTAAAGCATTACAAAGTTCTAAAGAAAAATCTAAAAGCACTAAACTTGAGGCTTTACAAAAAGAACGCGATGTGCTTCTAGAAAACATGAATAGTTTACAAGCTAAATTGGAAAAGCGTGTTGGTGCCAAGAAAGAAAAGCTAGCTGATGTAGTTGGAGAAATTAAAGAACGTGGCAAGCCTGTCGGTGCTTTAGCTGGTATGGCCCCAATGACATTGCCTTTAGTCCCAGCGGCTTTACGTGGTTTAATGCAAAACGAAGGTGCAACAATTCCGAACGTAGCTGCTCAGTTAAGTGATTTAGGGCCAGCGTACTATGGTTTATTGGCAGCACCAACTATTGCAACTAAACTTGGATATGGCAACCCATTGGCTCAGAAACTATTCAAGGGCGCTGCAACCACGCGTCCAGAGTTTATGACTCAAGCTGGTGAAGCATTAAAGCAAGCGCCTAATACAGGAATGCTTGCCGGTACAGAGGCTGTTCAAGAGCCAGTGAAACAGTTTATGAATCAAATACAAGGCCTCGGTCAAAAAGAAGGTGGCCTTGTGTCTTTGGAAAAGAAACAATAACTACTTCTTATAGCGCTTACTGACCCAGCCCTCTGCAGCTAGGGGGAAGTCAGAAGCCCAAGATGGTGGTGTAGTCATAATCTGCATCACCTCATTCTCTAGGGCTTCTTCTGCACCATCCTCATCAACTAGGAGTAGCACCTCATCGTGAATAGAGTTGATAACCTCGAACCCTTTGTTCTCCAAAGCCAACATGGAGTTAGCCAAGAAATCCCTAGCGGTGCCTTGGACAGCCGATTGGAAGATGGAGCTACCAATCAGGGGGTTACGCTTCCACTGTCTGGTGTAGGTGTTCTGAGAATGGATAGTGATGCCGAGCTTCTCCTGACCCCAGGGTGTGGTGAGCAACTCGAGCTCTGGCCTCTGCCAACAAATCAGCCGTCCACTGGGTAGTTGCATCCACAACGCATTTCTAGCAACCTTTAACTTCAACTTTGTGCCAGCGACAAACCCTGTACCGGGATTGTTTACCGCATCAATTGCAGCAGCTTCGCATTTACCCCAAAGTGCCTTTACCCTTGCATAAGACGTTCGGTAGTTATCTACTGCGTTCTTAGCCTGTCCCTCACTTATCTTGACACCCATCCCCTCAGCATATTTAACAAGGCCTTTAGCACCCTGACCAAACATCGCACCAAGGACCGCAGACTTGCTAATCTGGCGTTGTTCCTTCGTGACTTCCTCATAGGGTACGTGGTATAAACTTTCCGAAGCGAAGACCTTGTACTCATCTAATCCTTTCCGGAACAATTCCACTTTGTCATTTTGCCCAGCCAAGTAGACACCAACTCGGTTTTCAATTGAGCTAAAATCCACGTCAACGAAGGTCTTGCCCCGTGGAGCAACAATAGCAGATCGGACAAGGGAAGAGAGTTGTTGCATTGTAGCGCGACCCTCATTAAATGCGCTTGGTATTGCGAGTTCAATTTCCTCATCGCTGATGGTTGGTCGGGCAATATTTTGTAAATTAAGCCCACCACGGCTCGCCCAGCGGCCGGTACTAGCGCCATGATATACCAGTGTATTCCTAATCCTGCCTTCACGTTGTATCTCCATCATCTTAGCGTACTTAGCCACGCTAGTTTGGCTTCCTTCTTGGCGCAATCTCAGCACCTTTTTAATGCTATCAAATATGTTGCTTTGCAGCATTTTTTCAACGGTCTCTGCGGTCAAATCTGGCAGTGGTGCATGCGGTACACGCAGGTTAATCCATGCCAGTAATTGAGCCCGTTCAGAGGGCTTACAACCGGTCAGGGAGCGACATTCGTCATCCAGTAAGGCCTGGGCATCACCTACAGCTTTGACGGCGTTTTGGAGCTCTATAGGATCCACTGGGACGCCTCTTAGGTTGATACGCTGGGTGAGGGTCCAGACATCCTGTTCGGCCGGTGATAGGGGCCTTAAATTGGCTGCAATCGCCATCTCTGTACGGACGTCCTGTGCGCAGTAATCAAACAGCTCTTTTAGAAGAGCAGGATCGTTGTTAAATTCACCTTTGTGGGGTTTGCATAGCTTCTGAATTAGGTATCTGCCACGGGTATCTTTTTGCTGGTTTGCGTCCATAAAGATAGCCGCTTCACCCAGTGATTGGGGTATGTTATTGGCTGCCGCTATGGCCATGGAGTCAATGCACTGTTCCAGCTTTAGTGGCGGCCAGCCGTACTTTGGCACACAGACACAGTTCCAGATGGCGTACTCGAACATGGCGTTCCATGCCTGGATTTTGCCGCCACGTTTTACATGGTCAAGAAGGCAATTAAACTTGTACCTGCGAATTGTTAAATTTTCTGTTGGGCCGGTTTGAGCCAATCCAACAACAGTCACATCGGAAGGTTCGGTGCCGAACGCAATACACAAAACTTCTGTGCTGGGGTCGTTGGCGTAAATGTCTAGCCCTTGGTCGGCTAGGTCGATGGCGCTGCGTGTTTCAAAGTCAATGCTGTAAATCATATATGCTCCTTAGGCAACCGACGTATCGGGAAAAAAGGGGGCCGGACTGCGCCCCCAAACCAACCACCATGTAAAACTTAATTATACACCAATTCTATTTATTACCTGTTGCTTTTCACTGTTTGATAAACGGGTCCAAGCTGTAATCTCCTCTCTTGTTCTTTGGCATCCTTTACAAACGCCAAAGAAGTCGAGTGAACATTTTCCCACACAGGGACTTGCCACCTCCATGCTTCGTTCCAGTTCCACAGATTGAGTGGAGGGCAGGCCCATGGATCAGATCTCACAGACACCAGCGGTACACGCTAACATCTGAGCGCCCTCTACGTTGTCCGTGTTTTCTTTGAGGTCGAGCCAGTTGATCGTGGGGATCTTGGCTTTGAGCTCGTTGTACTCTTCTTCGGTGCACTCTTCGTACGGGGCTTGGCGGTACGTTCCTCCGTCGTAAGGCAGGTAGGAAACTCCTGAGATTTCGTCAAAGTTTTCCCACGTCCAGGCGCCGACTGCTGGCCAGTCTTTTTCTTCAACTGAAATGGTGACCGACGGCTTATGCTCGCACCAGTGTCTTTGGTATGTGAGCCAAAGCGCAAGATGCGATAGAGGAGTAACATCTGATCTTGTGATTCCGGCGGGTGCTTTTTGAGGAAAGCTAAACACAACCGTCTGATCTGGTTTATAAACACATGCTTCATTTGGTACTCCTTGATTAACTAAGAACGTTGTGAGAGGATCTTTTTTGTCTCCTCTAACTCGGCGGATATAGAATTTAGAATGTCTTGGGTGGATTCCAGAAGCGCTGTCAACGAGTTGGCTGACTGTTCCGCTGGGTTTAACGCAAGTAATTGCAGCACTCTTAGGTATTCCAAGCAATCCTGCAAACTCTTCATTAGTTCTTCTAGCTTCCTCTCGAAGCTCGGTAAGTAAGGCATTTAACTCTTCTCCTTGCGTTGTAAGTAACGGATTATCGTAGATCCCCGTGAGAGAGACTCCGAGGAGGCGTTCTTCTTCGGTATTGCGTTGCCACACTTTTCGCAGGTAAGGGAATTTTGTGAAGGTGGACTGGATTGTACCAAGGATGGCGGCAAGCCGCACTTTACGCAATAAGGTTTCTTTGGTGTCATCATGTCTTACCACCACTTCAGAGAGGTTACAAAATTGGTAGGGGCGAAGAACAATTTCGGAACAAGGATTGGTCCCAAACTCAAAATTAGGATCACGATGACCATATTTAGCCACAGTTTTTTGAGCAGCTTCACGATTAAATATCCCACGCTCACCGGAATGACTATTATAAAGGCTAAGCCATTCTTCCATAAACTTTCCGACTGTAGGAGTTGTGTTATAGACTGCTGAGTTATTGGCAAGGGCTCTGTGTGGTGCTGTGTCCCACCAAGGTCCTGCTTTGGCATGGCGAATCCTTTCATCATCAAGGTCAGATAGTGAGATCATTGCAGAGCGGCGAACGCCACCCACTACAACAACTTCACCAATTTTACACATCAAGTCGTGGCACTCCAGTGAGTGCAAGCGACGACCTTTAGCATGTTTAAATGTTGCTACAGTAAACTCAAACAGGTCAATCAGTGGTTGTGGCCCGGAAGCTCTTCCACCAAAAGTTTTGAGTCGTGCTCCGGCAGGGCGCACGGCGCTGACGTCCCACTTTGGTATTTCTCCAGCCCAGAGGTGGGCGAGGAGTAAACGTAATGATTTTGCCCATCCTTCTTTACTATCGTGTACTGCGATGGTGTGGCTGCTTTCAAATAACTGTTCCGGCACTTCGGGCAAGTTATTAATATACTTAGACTCGACCGAAAAGCCAACGCCCGTTCCGCATAGCAAAATGAACATGGCTTCGTCAAAACTTTTGGGGTCATCAATCGGGAGATAGCTGCAGTTATATACGCAAGTATTGTCACGGTCGGCACTCTTTCCTGCAGTCATCATGGCTCGCATTGACGGCATAAGTTCTAGGTTTTTAATTGCGGAGAATAATTCTTCTTTCACCGCAGAATTTGCGGAGATTACAGGAGTTCGGGTAAAAATGTAGTCAACAAAACGTTGTACTGTTTCCTCCCAGGTTTCACGACGACCTTTGTCATCTTGGAAACGGGCATAACGGCTTGCAGCTATATATTCTTGATATTGATCCATGGCTTCTTTTATTATTGTAAGGTTATAAGGGGCAAAAAGGCCCAGCGCAGTTTCTACGCCGGGCCAGCCCATCTACTGGGTACTACTGACTACTTATACTGCGAAGTCTGCTGCGAAGTCGTTGGCAGACACTGAAGCGCCACCAAGTTTCTCACCGTCTTCAGTCTTCTTAACTGCGTTTAAACCGATTGCAATACCTTTGGTACCACTCACATCGTACGGATACATTGTGATTGAAGCACGGCCATAGCAACCGCTATAAAATTCATTCTTGTCCAAGATCTCTTGTGAGTTCTCATCAAAGATGCCAGGCTTCTCGTTAGAGTTAGCATTAAAGAAATAATGACCTGCGTATACCTTGTCATCTTTCTCTAAGTCACCGTCACGTAATCCACCCTTTAATACTTTAGGCAATGATCCACCGAAGTAACCAATGTTGGCTTGCTTTGTTTCCTCAAATGCTTTGTTAAATGCTGCAACACCAGCCTTGTCTGATTTAGGAATCAGAATAGATGCTGAGTATTTCATAGAACCATTAAGTGTTTCTGCTGGCTCAAATACATGAACGAATGAGAAGCGAACTTTGTTAGTTACGTGTTTTACTTTTGTAGATTTTCCAGCCATGATAGTTATTACCTTTTTAACGTTTTATTGGATTGGACTTCAATCGGGGCCAATCCGGCAACCCGTACAACTATTATACTACACATTTACGCATCGTACAATATTCCGTGCTTTGCTAATGCTTGCCTCATTGCCAGTGCGTTAACGAAGTCTAAAAGATACTCTTTTTCCTCTAACAACTCTGGCTCTTCTGCAACTATATCCAGTATATCATAAACTGATTCTCGTAGTTGCCTAATTGAATCATGTTGTCCGCTACCTGGAAGGCACTCAAAATCTTTTGCAAACTTTTCAATCATTATATCAGGTACTTCAAACTTTGAGTCATAATATTGTACTATCATTTTGCAACCATTACAAGCCCCACGTTGCCCAGAGCATATCCTAGGAACATGATGCCTGTACCGGTTCCCCCTTTGTAGAATTGTTCACAAGCTACGACAAAATAAACTACTCCCATTGCTGCAATTAACCATGAGCTCATTTGAAGTCTTCCTTTGCATCGTCCTTAACTCGTACCAATTTTGGCTGACCCTCTGGTCGTGATACCAAGTCGCCTAACCAAGAATCAATAGGAGATTTTGGTGATAGCTTCTTAATGGCTGAAACGGATTTTAGCTTTGGTTGCTCCCAAATGGCTTTTGCGTCCATACCTTTGTCAACTAAGATTGCTGCAGCTAACGCTGAATCAGTAATCTTTCTGTGTGTCACAGAGGTACCTAGTTTAAAACCTGGCGGAATTATGTCTTTATCTACCGCCTGTGATAATGCAAAATCTTCTACATCAGATGCCCATGTACGTAAGTCTTGTGCTTTAGTAAGAACCTGTGATACTTCATCAGCACTTAGCAGCGGTGGGTCTTTAAATTCCAGTCTTGTAAGCTCTGTGTTGAAATCAGAACGTGCACGGCATTGTGCTTTTGCCCTACAGAACTGGCAGTGCTCACCCGGTAAGAAATCACCAGCGCCAGCCCATGCCTTCTTGGCTTTTGGTTTTACGAAGTAATTCGCCCAGTCGACCAACTTAGCGATTGAAGTGCCATCAGATGAGATGCTGTCCAAGCGAGGCTGGTGGATCGTGTAGGATACCTCTTTGATATCTGGATACTCTTCCTTAAATTTTGAGTAAGCACCAAGAGCGTATAGTCGCAGCTGGGCGTTGTCCTGTGCGTAGACAGGCACACCTTTTCCAAATTTGAGGTCGATGACACGAATGGAGTGCTTAGAAAGTATAACCACATCGGCTGTACCAAAGCCATCAGGTACCCAGTCAGAGAAGTCCACACGCTGCTCAAATAATGGGGTATCTCCTTCACCGATTTGAGAACGGACGTATAGAACGTAATTATCGACGTTAGCCTCGAAATCGTCGTTGTAGTAGGGTGTTGCTTTGATGATTTCGATTTCACGTTCGTATTCTTCATAATCAATTTGTCCAAAATGATGTCGTAATTTAACCTCTGCCAGTGAGTGGGCCATAGTTCCCTCTTGACTAAAGTCAAAAGATCCTGATTGCCGTTTTTGCTCTGGGAGGGTTGCTTCTAGTCTAGCGCTTGGGGTGCAGGTAAGCCACCGTTTTGCGCCGGACGCACTGAGGAGTGCATGTGCTGTCATTTTTAGCCTTTTTAAACGTTTTAGAATCTACTTATACTAATGCAAAAAAGGGGCTATGTCAAGCCCCTTTTTGAAATAAATATAAATTTACGCTTTAAGGGCTGAAATTAAATCTGAAATTTCTTTGTTGAAGTCAATCTTTACTTCTACCTTGGCATCTAGCTTGGTATCACGGGTCTCACGATAGTCAGTCTGAAACTGGCCACGGAGTGCGATTTCTGCCAAACGGCTGTTGAAGTTTTTGTTGTCCAAATTGGCGAGCAGCTGTGTCTCCCAATATGCCTGTGAGTGTACCAGGGCTAAGTCAAGAGCTTCTGCAAACTCAGGGTGATTCTTCTTGTATGCCTCAGCGGTTGCCTTGCTGATGCCTAGTTTAGACCACATCATTTTTTGAGATGCGCCTTCCTGACCTAGCGCTACCATCTGAGCGCACATGGCTGGATCATACTTGGATAGGGGTTTCTTAGCTGCCACACTTCCACCTTTTCAAAGCTGCTGCTTTTCTTGTTGGTTTGCCGTTCTCGTCTTTCATTGGGCCTTTAACGCCGCTCATACGAGCACAGAATGAGTCTTTACGTGAACCACCTTCAGGCTGTGGTGCCTTTAGATTGGAGCCGGTTGCTGCATTGTATTTAGCACGGCCTTTAGCCGTTAGTCCAGCACCTTGGGATGCCGGTAGCTTTTCGCCACGGCCAATGGATAGTGAAGGATTCTTTTTAGTTGCCATTACTTAGTCTTCGCAGTCTTCGCTGATTGTTTAAATGCTTTGGCTGTTGGTGCACCTGTGGCGCCCGGCTTGCGCATCTTCTCGCCAGAGCCAGCCTTGATGCGTTCTTGTTTAGCGTGGATGTTTGCGTATAGGCCGGGTTTAGTTGCCATGTTTGCCTCTTAGAATGTAATGCCAATACCGTTAATGCGTTTTACTGTTTTGAGTAGTTCACGCTCGTTGGCGTCGCTAACAAATTTGTTGATTTCAACAGCTTTCTCAATGACCTCTTCCATAGTTGGAAACTTAGGTGCTAGTTCGGCTGCGTCTTTAGCTGCCTTGTCTACTGCATCAAAGGCGGCTAGGTTGGCTTTATATTGCTGCTCCATAAAGTCTTTGGCTGTGTTAAATACGGAAAAGCGTAGTTCAAATGGATTCATGTAATTCTCCTGTGTATGTGTGTGGATGCCCGCATCTAGTAATTCTTACTGTCTTGGGCGTTGTAAGAATAGGTTTCCGGGCGTCTCCCGACGTACCATACTCCCTATATACACTAATGCAAAAACACAGAGATTTCCGCCCTAGTCCGGCATGATAATTTTGCGGATGGGTTTCTGGCCAGCTTGTTCCTGTGCCTTTTGCTCTTCTTCTATCATCTTGCGGAAGGTTGGCATCATTTCGTTGACAATTAGTTTGGTCATGGCCTCAGCTTTTAGGCGGTCTTCCATTTCCTTTTCTGCAGACGTGCGCTTGGTCTTTTCATCTACCGCATCGGCAATGTTGTTACCAAACTTACGATGCTTTAAAAACTGACGGATAAAGTTCTCATCATTCGCCATCTTTTTTCAGTGCCTCCTCTACGGCTTTTAATGAAGCCTGTGCCTTCTCAATCTGTGGGCCAGCTTGCATTTGTAACAGTTGAATGAATGCCACCAGGGACACTGAATTGGTGTGTAGTGGGTTGTTAAGGATGTTGAGCAGTGCGTTAATCTCTTTGACTGTCAACTCCACGGTTACTGCAAAATCATCTATGGTCATTTCTTATTACCTTTCTTTGGTTTAAATAGTTGTTCTCTTGCTTTTAATTTTTCTGGGTCAGTGCAATACTGATCCAGCTCAAACTTGCGACTATACGTGTCCATTAGTTTTTCCATACGCATGTCGTGTAAAACTTTAATACCCCACAGTGCATTGCCAACTTCATCTTCTGTCATTGGTATTGGATGATCGCCGTGATGCTTGTATAACAAATCAAGATCTTCACTGGTTTGCCAAGCTGCCATAATGGCGCTTTCCAAATCTATTTTGTCATTCATTTTGTCCTCTTTTTCCAATCAAAAACATAGAAGGGGCCAACAATTTTAAGTGCCTCAAATACTTCTTCAAACGCTTTGAAGTCATCTTCATGCCATTGCTCTGGGTGCTTTAAATCTTCCCGTAATTGCTTGTATGTTTGGATTAACTCTGCGCCAATAATCTCATCAACGCATTCATCAGTGACTTCTATTTTCATTTACCGCACTCCCTGTCTGCTTGACGTTTTGCCAGCTCACGGTCGATGTACCACTTTGCTTTCTTAAGATCTTCAATGGCGTCTTTTTTTAAGTCGCAGCGCCAAATGTATTTAAGTGCGTTACCTAAATTAAAACCCATGTGCTCAGTAATCTGAATGCACTCGATGCCACTGGGGTGGTCGGTATAATGCTTAGGATGGTTGACCGGATCGTTCATGTCTCATTTTCCTTAATTCGTTTTCCATTACCATGGCTTCTTGTTCTGTTGCGCAGACCCATAGCCCCATAAAAGGTTGGTACATACTGGTATCAATGTCCTCTACACCAGTGATTGTTTCTAATGTATAACTACCACCTTTGCGATGCTCAACAACAAAGTAGCTCATAGCTTCAGTTCCTTTTTAATAAACTCAATGCCTTTAGTAAAATGATACCGCCAGTACTTCTCACTGACACCAACGTCATAGTACATATGGCCATTGAGAAACGCTGTTAAAACATAGCGTTGCTTTTGTGGCATTTTGGTATCAATTAATCTACGAATATCAATTATATCATCGTTATCCCAAGGAAGCCAGCCCTCTTGTAATAAATGAAAGCCATCTGGTGCATCGTCTTGCTCAATGGGATCTGGATCTTCGTCAGATAGTCTCGGTGTCACCGCTTTTATTTTATGTTTTTTTATCATATTACTAATGAGTCTAACAACGCTTCCTGTAAGTTAATTTTGCCTTCTAATACTTTGACTACGTGTTCATCAATACTCTTAGCTATCGTCAGGTGATGTATGATAACCGGTTTTTCTTGCCCTTGGCGGTAGATCCTAGCATTCGCCTGGATGTAGTTCTCTGAGCTCCATGGTAGATCGAACCAGACCGTCTGTGCTGTGTCTCCAACGTTGCACTGTAAATTAAGCCCGATCCCACCACTTTGCGGGTGGGCAAGGAGCATACGAATCTCGCCACGACGCCACGCCGCAATGTTGTCATCGTCCAGCACCACCGCCTGTGGGAACTGAAGACGTATTCGTTGTAGCGAATGCTTGAAATGATAGAAGACAAGCGTGGGACTTGAAGATTCTTCCATGATCGACTCAAGACATTCCAATTTAGAGCGGTGTACTTCTTGTGCCTCTCCTTCCGCATTATAAACTGCTCCCGATGTGAACTGGAGCAGCTTGTTCGCCAATGCTGCCGCTGTTGGAGCTGTGATTTTTTCTTTCTTGACCTCAACGACCATATCTTTTCTAAGTTGGTCATATTTACTCCTTACATTCTTATCAATTTCTATGGGGTGATACAAACTGGTACATTCAGGCAGCTGCAAGTAGTCCTCCGCCCGCAATGAAAAGCAGATATCTTCTATTTTACTCTTAATTGCATCTTCAGCGCCCGCTTGCATCTTCCATGAGTACACCACCTTGGTATGGCGGTTGTACTGGTCTGGTGTCAGGTACTTATCCCTAAACTTGGTAAGGCTAGTCTCTAGACGTGCCCCTAAGTCCAATATACCCACCTGTGACCAGAGATCAGCCAGGCCTTGAGGGGTGGGTGTGCCGGTGAGGATGATGCGCCTGGTGAACGTTTTAAGGTGCTTCTTGAGCGCTTTAAAACGCTTGGTGCTGGAGTCCTTGAAACGGCTCGATTCATCTATTACTAAGTTAGTAAACACTAACTTAGGTGAGACGTCACAGAGCCATGCTACGTTCTCAAGGTTAACTAAGTATACGTCTGCATCAGCGTTCAATCCAGCCATACGTTGGGTGGAGCTGCCAAGTATCTTCGAGACCCTTAGATGCTTCAGATGGGCCCATTTCTGTACTTCTGTGTCCCATACTGTCTCGGCCACTCGTTTCGGTGCAATGATCAGCGTTTTCCCTTGAAACTGTTCTGCGATGATGGTCAAGGTGGTAGTCGTTTTCCCTAGACCTGGAGGCAGGAAGAGTCCCAGGTTTGGAATCGTCTTCGCTCGGTCGATGATTTGTGTTTGATACGGATGTAAGTTGGTTCGCTTGAGCACGTTCTATTCCTTTAACCATGGCTTTTAATATTGGTAGCATTATTTTTGTTCCGTACTCTGACAGGGCACAGTTTACAGCCCACAGTATAACTCTTGTATTTGATTCTGTATACGGCAGGTTTTTGTCAATACGATCTAATGACGGTGCATCCCAACGCCTAGTGGCATTTCCATCTGTTGGTTCAAAACAAAAGTGAAGTCCTGTTATCTCACATGTGCCTCTGGTAAGGTGTGCTTCTATCCACGCTTGAGTAATTGCCAGTTCAATACCTTTGTCTTTACATCTGCGCCTAGCATTACCTATTAACGTGTTTGCTCGCCCAACAACAGTTCTTTTGTAGTCGTTACTGTATGCCATTTATGAAGTCCTCAACGTCTTCTTTGCTTCGTAAAATATGGACAGGAAACCCCTGTTCACCCAGCTCGTCGAACACGACTACTTGTCTTGGACTTAGTATTCCTGTTTCCGTTTTTAACTCGACTAGAAAAACTTTCTGATTCAGAAACACTATTCGATCCGGCACCCCCGTCACGCTGCTCAGCCATTTGAATGAGAGCCCCGATGACTGCTTGATTCGTTTTGTCAGGTAACTTTCTATTTCTTTCTCTAGTACGCTCACGTTTGTCTTCCTCCGTCGCATAGATTGCGAATACTTGTTTAAATATGTGTTCACCTAAATACGAACGACTCTCATCACCAATCTTGGTTTCATCCTCACCAATGAATTCAAAGACGTGGGTGACTGTGTGAGAAACTTCATGGTAGATAACCCCCATGCGCTCCAAGGCATCACACTTAGACATCTCATCATAGTTAAACACAATGCCCAACATGGCAGCATGTGTGCCCTCTTGTTGGATTAGATGTGACTCTGCCAGGCCAATGTCTAATGACTGATGGCGGGTGGTAATCTTAGAGTCTCTGACTGCTTGCTGGAATGCTGCGTCGTCAAAGCATACCTTGATCTTGATACCAAAGTGTCCCGTGTCGGCAATGTAGTATGGCAGTTTCTTTTTCATAGCAAGTCTTTAGATAATATGCCACGTTTATAAAATATCTCTCGGATTTTTTGTAGCGCACGTTTTTCAATTGCACTAACTGTCTTGATATCCAAAAACATTACTTCAGCAATTTGAGCATGTGTCATGGCACGATCAAGTATTTCTTGGCGGTCTTCTTTGTTCATTTTGTTAGTTCACGCAATAATTTAATAGCTTCTTGAATAAGAGCACAGTCTGGTGCTAACGGATTGCCATATCGTTGGTCAAGTGCTTCAATTAGTTCTTGGGTTGTCATACTATCTCCTTTTTAATACCATAAAAATACAAATCTGCTGGAAAGTCGCAGGTTGAAAATTTGTGCTCAGTAAACATAGAATGTAAATCAAACTCACTGGCAAAATCGTATGCAGTCAGATTACTGTAATAGTCGTTTGTGAACGGCGCATCTGCTGGGCTGGTGCGAGTTGTACCATGCTCTGGTCTGCCAGTGGTAGCGCAACTAAACACAAACAAACCGCCAGGTTTAAGAACGTCGTACATCCTTGCAAATGACTGTCTCCAAAACTGATCATGCTCAAAACATTCACAAGAGATAACAGTATCAAATGCGTTGTTCGGTGATTCTAATCCATGGGCTGGGCATACTAGATCCACATCCTTGCCGGGACCCAAATCAATACCTAGATAGTCACAGTCATCAAAGAAGATACGCACTGAGCCGTTAATGTTTAGTGAACCAACTTCTAATACTTTGGTGTGATTAAATGCTTTTGGAAACTTAGTGCGTACACTAGATACAAAATCTAATTGAGTTTGATGAGACATTATTGATACCACCTTCTATATAGTTCGGGTCTGTTTGCTTTAATCCACTCTTTGGGTTCATTATAGTTCTTTTCGCTGTCTAAGCCAATAGTTGCGCTACCAACGTGGTGAACATAAGCACGGGATGCGTAGTGGTGGCGTCCTTTGTTAGTCATGTCAAGACATTGGATGTCATCACTGAACCAGTTGATTGGCGGGTAGTCTATCCATGCCTCTTTGCTGATGTATGCAAACAAGGGGGCTACTGCACCTTGATGCAACAAAGCATTGCCCACAATGTGTTGGTTGGTAGACGGGCGAGCATAGTCTGACTTAGCCGCCACCCATCCCAACTTACCCATCTTCTTCAATCCTTGCACATCTTCATTAAGCAAACGATAAGTATCTGGGGTGAGCACTACATCATCGTTCGCCACAATGATTTCATCAAACTCTTGAAACGCACGATTGACTACGCAGTTGTATGAGTCGCCATAGTTCGTACCTTTGTTTTCGTGCATGATTGTTATTTGATTGCCAGTAGTGTGAAACTTTAAGTTTTTAGGTGCAGAGATAAACACCACTACATCGTCCGGCACGTAGTGTTTGATAGATGCCAGCATGACAGGCAAGCATCTTGCATTGATGGTTGCTATAACAATCGCTTTCATTCTGTTTGTGCCTTCATCATCTCAGCTATCAGATGTTGTGTGGTTTCAGGGATTGACGCTACAGGGGCGCCACGGATTAGCAGTCCTAATAGGATCATGCCAGTGTAAAACGATTTTTGGTCTTGCTCATTCATTAGAATATACTTTCATCAAAGGTTTGGATTGAGTCGACATACTTCTGTGCCTTCTCGTTTAATTTAACACCACGATAGACATGGGAGCGGTTGCCGTCTGTTCTATCTAATGCTGATTCAATACGGTGTTCTTGTGTAGCTGCCAAGAAACGACGTTTAAACGCAAGCTCTGTTCCTGGCACAATGCTCTTCTTCAACGCCCAGTGCTTGTAGCAAGCAAACACTTCGTCTTTAGATACCTTGGATTCAGGTTCAAACACAAGGGCATCTTCTACAAACGAACCGATAGGGTTGCCCAGTTCACTCATCAACTCTAACAACTCAATGCCCGTCTTAGGTTGGATGAAGTGACCACCACGTGCTAAGCGACGCTTTAAGCCTTCCATTGCCCAGTTGAAGATACCCGACAGTTCTTGCTCTAACTTGTGTGCTAACTCTGTGTCTTCGTTGTTGTAGAACGAGCGCGTCATCTTAAGCACTACCATACGACCAGTTAGCGCGTTAGAGTTCTCTGTTAACTGTAAGACCTCGTTTGAATAAACTACTATTCGTGTGGGTAAGTAACCATTCCACGATTCCTTATTTTTTCTATTAATGGTGATAGTATCACCTCCCACAATGCGCAACAGCTGACTGACCACAGCAGAACGATTACGCTCAGGAGCACGGGCATCAGTAAAGGATGCAAGGAGTTTACCCAGCCAAGGTTGTAGTCCAAAAGTATCACAGAGTTCCTCCAGTTGTGGTGCTACAGTGTTGTGTTGTCCTAACAGGGCAACAAGGATTTTGTTAATTGTACCTTTACCTGAGCGACGTGGGCCAATAATGTTAAAAAACTTCTGCTGGCTGGTATCTCCTGAGAGGATGTAACCAAACATCTCTTGCAGTGCGTCAATAGACTCTTGATCTTCGTCCCAAACGGATTTAAGAAATGCGAGCCATAGTGGGCAGGTGGCGCTTTGGTTGTAAGAGAAAGGGAGAGAGTTTTGTGTAAAGAAACCCAATGAGTGCGGTATGAGCAATGTGTCTTCAAGGTGGAAGATACCATTCTGAAGAGACACCAACTTAGAGGCATCGGGTTTGTCCTGAGCATAAGACTCTAACCAAATCGGTGGCTTTGTATTAGCGTGATTGGGTAAGTGGGTAATTGACTTGATGGCATCTAATGCTGCGGATACAGTTGCAGGGGACGGATTAAACGCTTCTAATGCGCCCTTCTTACCAGTTTTCTTACATCTGTCTAGGAGGGCATAGAGTCTCGAACGGATAGTAGCCTCTTCAATTACATCATAGTTTGTGGTGTTGTAGAGGTAGAAGTCCTGAGCATAGTGTACAAGGCGGTAGCCTTCCTCAGAGGAGTAGAGGTTGTCTAGGAATGTACGGGCATGGTTCATTGCTCCTTGGTCAAGGATAATCTCGCCACGTTGGAGGGCTTCAGTACGTTCTTGTTGGTTGACCTTAAAGATCAATGAGCGCAATGTGGCACCAGAACCCTTAAACGTCGGCCACTTGGAATCACATTGACCAGAGGCATAGTTCTCTACTGAACCATCTCCATAGCTCCAACGCTCCCATAGTTCTAGGGCTTCGTAATCCCCGCCAAACTGGTGGTGTAGAGCAAACCCTACATTAAGCCAATCCGTATACCCACAGTCGGGTGATATGTGTGTCAGGATCTCTGTCTCTACCCTATGAATATCATAGTCCGCTACGGGTGGTGCATAATCCTCGAATGCGTCTCCTGTGTTACGAATGGCTCTAGCCGGAATAATGGATGTGAGGTCTTGTGGTTCCTGTGGCACTGTGCCGGTGAGGTGATGTCCTGTGATGGTGAAGTATCTGCCACGTGGATAGATTTCTAAGCCTTTGGTATGGTCAACGTGGGCATTTGGCAGTACAGAACGGGTAAATATCTTTACACCAGTACCAGATGGGCTGATTTCCATGTAACCATCAATACTATCTGCTAATTGTTGCAGTGCAGCATTTGTAAAGCCTTTGTTGGTGTCGTAGCAATCATCTAAATCTACGCCAATGAGGTTGTCTTCATCGGAAAAGACGAATCCAACGCCATCAAAGCGGTTTGGGTTGTCCTCATAGGCAGATTGGACAGATAGAAAGTCCGCCCATGTTGCTGGGTTGGTTGAGGAGGCAGACTGTCCATTGGATTGGGCTGGCAGTTTTGACCACCTTTTGGTGTCTCCACTGCCAACTTCCACAAATCGCCATAGAACCCACCTTGGAATACGCTTCAGTTCCATGGGGATGTTTTCAAATATAACTGGTAGGGTGGTAGGTTTTGTATTCATACCTGTGATTTTATAGTAAGTTTAAACACTTTGCAAACCTATTTATGTAGGTATTTCACATTATGAAATGCCAATTTGCCAAACCTCCCCGCAAACCCTTATAGTAGAGCCATTGTCACGGTAGCTTTCCTATAACCACGGGGGTTAGCGGGTGATTTGTCACTTTTTGTCGAAAAATTGTCAGGGTACAAATGAGAATGATTCCTATTTGACTACCAATAATCAACGACTTACGAACAAATTGTCATAGTAGTCATAGTAGTCACCCTTACTTTTATTATTTTTATTATTTTTAAAAAACATAAAGTAAAGAGAGGGGGTAAAAGTGATTTAGACCCTGACTACTGTTACTACTATGACAATCCATAACTTTTAGTTATATAGAAATTGAAATGCTACTACTTTTGGTTATAAAAAGGGGACGACTTTAATAGCATGTCATATAGCCACCCTGGGAGATACACACAGTTTGTCCCCCGTTGGGTTGATTAATGATGATAGTTTCCGCAGCCAAAACGGGAGAGCTTATAAGGCATACTGTCAATATAACTAAAAGTTTGGTCATTTGTTCACCTCATAACCTTTCTGTTCAATCATTCTGTATGCCCATTTTCTGAACTCAATGCGGTTTTCGCTTGTTTGGGCTTCTTTGTCATCCCATACGGCATCAAGGATATGCTCGCCTGTGGCATCGTTAAACTCAATCTTTAGCATATTGCCGTCTTTATCATAGATATCTACTGGTATTGCTCTCATTTTGCACCCCATGTGTCTTGGTTGTTGTAATCGCCTCTAATCATGCTCATTCTTTCGTCTTTCCTACTTTTTGGCTCAACTGCAAGCCATTGTTTAAACATCGCCTGATAGTGTAGGTAGTCATGGTTCATCTCAAACAATGGATGATTCATGCCCGCCACATCAACTGTGCTTAATACATCGCTAGACGGAATCCATTTATTTGAATGTCGGATTTTGTCTCGGGCTTGAATATATAGGGCATATGCTCGTTTTTGTTCGTCAGTCATCGTGTTTCTCCTCTAGGTGATCATCATTCTTTAACTCATTCAAATATGCGGGTTCTCTTGATATGTGGGCTTGCAATTCACTTATACGGACTTCTGACATCTTTGTATGGCTTGATAGCTCTGTCTTGGTAGGTTGCCTACATAACGATTGGGATAGGCTTCTCTCTATGTATTTGAGCTTCTTGATATCAAGCATGATATTGACAGGCAAACGGATAAGGTTCTCGGTGTTGTTTAACTCCCGCTTAACACCCCTCAATATGAATGGCTTGGCATAGGTGGCAAAACTGGCATTGTTAGTGGGTTTCCATGCCCTTGCTGACATGAATAGGGCTTCATTACCCATGCTAAGGATGTCCTCAACGGGTGTCTTACCATGTTGCCATGCGGATAGGCTACGGACTACATAGACTACGAATCTAAGGTTGTGTTTGATTAGCTTTTCTAAGGCTTGTTGGTTGCCCTGTTGAATCTGACTAGCTAATTGGTGCTCCTCTGTAACTGAAAGAGGTTCTATCCCATACAGGGATTGGAGGTAATCACTTAAAATATCATTTTGGGTCATCAGGGTTTCACATTATGAAATACGAAACCCTGATTATATTACTTTTTGTTATATAGGTGGTAATGATGCCAACAATACCATATAAGCAATGGTAGCCATGTATAGGTTAGTGCTTCCCACGCTAGACTTCCAAGCCACATGATAAAAACTGCGGGTAAATATAATATGTTTGCTACGAAATTCATATCAATGCCTCTTTTAATAATGCGGTTGCCAACTCGTAATCTGTTGGTTGGGTTGGGAGTTCGGTTAGGGTCATGCCCTCTGTTAAGTAGGGCTTTGCCTCTCGTCTTGATGCAAACTTACGCAATGCCCCACCGAACTCATCAACAAGGATAAATTTATAGACAGATCGTTTAAACATCTTCTTCGTTGTCGTATAGACTATACTCCTCCTCGATCATTTCAATAACTTTCAATCGCCACATTAGCGTAGTCTTATCCTCATACTCATCTTCCAACTCAGAGTTAAGGATTGCATCTTCAATTTGATCTTGGGTCATGTTCTGCTCCTCATAATGTCTGCTACTTCTTTGGTTATAACAACACAATCGCCTACGGGTGCTCGTCTTTCCATTCTGTCAAAACCATATATCAAGCCATTTGCCTCGTAATACTCCTTTGGCGGGTCAAGATATATCGTGCATCCTAACTGTCTAGATACTTTGCAAGCAAATCCCCTGTGCAACACATAATCTCCAAATTTAACAATGTCCATGTTTAAACACCTCGCATAATGTCTGCTACTTCTTTGGTTATGGGGTACAACTCATCATTAGATACAATCTTGGGGTGCTTGTTTCCATCCAGATCGAATATGTTTATCTGGGTATACATACCACCCACCACCCACACTTGACCAACATCCTCATTGGTCATAACCCAATCATTAGGGTTCATTCCATCACCCAATATGAGGATTCGTTTTCCCTTAAACCAACACCCTCAACAAAATCCTTTCCGTCTGTGATATCCAACACAAACATCTTGCCTTTGATATCTTCAGGTAGATCATCTTTGTTGGCTAGTTTTACTACATCCTTTGTGCCGTCTTTGATGTATTGCACCTCATTGGCTTTGACCCACACAAAATATGTGACGGGTTTGTAGTCGTGATATTTGTCAATCTGCTCTCGGTTAGTTACTAAATACTCCATTGCATTTTTAAATGTAGGGGACTTAGGTGTATAGCCTGTGCTATGTAAGTAAAGCATATCTTCATAAGCAAGGTTAAACGCACCATTGGTCTTTTGATTTACTTCCCATGACCATTTGTTGCGTAAAGATTGGACTGCTTGTTCGTAGTTTCGCTTGCAACTCTCAATGTGTTGGAAGATAGTAATGGGTGCTAATGTTTTCTTAGCAATCTTCACAATGTTCTTAGCGTGGATAGACTGTTTCATTTGACCCATACCACCATACCCGTATCTACCATCATCAATGTTGCGGTTGGTAATGGTGTATTTGCCGTCATACCTATGCTTTCCAATCTCCCCAATCTGCGTGTTTGGGTCATCGGCATGGTATATCTTCAATCCGAAACAAACACCCTGTTTAAACTCATCGGGCATATTGTATGTAGATATGTCGCATGGCTTATATGACAAATTGGGTATAGCACTTTGGATGTCTTTAGCTAGTGCCACTAAATTAGAATCAACAAACGGAATGTCGTTAAATGGTTCGCAAATAATTTTATCACTCATAATTTTCTCCTCAATTAAACCAAGATTTATAGCGGTCTTTACACATCTTACCCAATGGCACTTCTACTTCTTTAACAGGTTTAAACAACTCGTAAGCATGTTTGTTCAACAACTTGGGTAACTTTTCTTTGTGATAAGTGACGATTGATTTAGGATTTTGTCTATCTGTCCAATCATAGCGTTCATTTTTAATGAGATATTTGTAACTCTCTGCTATTGCAAACCAATGTTGGGGTGCATTGTCATCAACTTGTTTAAACATATCGTGCTCGTCTATATCTAATTCTTGGCAAGCAAGGGTAATGGGGTTTTGCCAATAACCCACATACTTATCATCCACCATGTCCACCATGACATTTAAATACTCTATCAATGGCTTAATTTGTGCTCTTACTTCCTTGGTTTTTGTGCGGTCTAATTGGTGTATTGTTTCACGATGCACTACCAATGGTTGCCAATACTTATCACCCTGTTTGCGTGTAAATGTAGTATCACCCTTCTCTGCGGTGTAATACTGAAAGCCATCCTCTGTTGATACTGCAACATACTTACAAGAATTGTGATTGACCATGTTTAAACCGATTGGTAGGTTGTAATGGTAAAACCCGAATGTTGATGCACTACTCAAATACTTAGGATGTAACTGTGTGCCTTCTTTCCAATATGCCTTTGGTGTGTGGACTGTAACAGTTTCAATGCCATCGTTTAAACACCATGTAATAGCCCTGTTCAATGTTCTGTTACTGTGTTGCCATGCGTCAAACACAATCGCATATTCTGTGTCGCTAATCTTTAAAACTTGTTCCCAATCCCTTCTGCGTTCACCACATGGTCGAATGTTCAATGCTTTGCGTTTGCCTTGCAATGGTTTGATTGATTCATAACGGGATTTAATCTTCTCAAAATCCGAATAGGTTTGTGTTTGTGCCTGTACTTCCATTGGCGTTCTCATGTAATTTCCGTAACCCATCTTAATTCTCCTCAATATGAATTGCTGACCCAATGGTAGGGTTAGCGTGTTTGTTGTTTACAATAGCCCATAAAACAGGGCAACTCCATGACCCACCCCAATCGTTACCAACATGACCATCCGTTAAGACAATGGCACAAACTGGGTCAATCTTATGCTTACTCATGTACTTAGTAATGCAAGAGGGTCGTGTACCACCACCCCCGACTGGCTTAGTTGATGATGTCATGCGGGTGGCATCGTTTAAACCATATACCTCATGCCCCGCCACTTCGCTATCCCAATAGATCAGATCGACTTGTTCAGGGTTCACATTCTCCATAATGCTTGCAACTTCAGAGATAAACCTATTAAGGATGTCACCTTGGATAGACCCCGATGTATCAATGGCAACAACAACTCGACCCATAGTTTCACTATATTGTGATGGCATATAGATGTCATGTTGTAACCATCTGCGGTTAGGTTTTCTCCATGTTGAATCGTCTTTGCCTTGGCATATAGCCGATACAAATTCACGGAGAGCATCTTTCCAATTTACCTTGGCACTCATAAGATCATCAAACGATCTGTTTAAACTACCCCCCACCTTACCCGCTAAGATTGCACCTTGTCTAATGGCTTGGTCGATCTCTTTGGCTAATTCTTGGGCTTGGGCATCTGTCATCTCCTCTGCTCCTTCCCAATCATGCTCATCGAACCCGCCACCCATGCCTTGCCCACCATCTTGACTGTCTAGCAATGCAAACACCTCGGCACTATTTAAGCCACGATACTTCTCGTCATGTAAGCCACCCTTGGGTAATGTTACAAACCCATTACTAGCTTTGCCCTCATCGACAATCTCAATGTTAATCACATAGTCACAAGCCATATTTGCCCGTTGTGGGTCTTGCTTATTTAAGTGTTTCCATGTCAGTAGATGTCTATACATTTTGTGCTTTGCCTCATGCAAGATAACACCCCGCAAATCGGCATCGTTTAAACTCTCTACAAACTCCCTACCAAAATACACATCTTTACCATTGGTGCAAGCGGTTGGCACATCGTCTTTAACCTTAGCCTCGCCAATCATTAAGATACCTGAATAGGCAACAAACTGCGGGGACTTCATTAAATCAATGTGTGCTCTTTCAATGCGTTGTTCTGCGGTTAGTGCCATGATTTTCCCTTTCGATTTGATTTAAAAAGTGTGCCTTTAATTCTGCACCCGTTCTAGACTTATAAGTTCGATTGTATTTTTCAAACTTGTACTTGCCCTCGGTGACTGTATTCCTACCAACTCCCCACCTCTCATCTGAATGATCTAATGAATATGCTTGCCACTCCATAATCAATTCTCCTCTTTAAAGTAAAGACAAAACACAATGTAACCAACAATGCCCCAAGCCAATATCCCGCTATATGCTAAGAATGTAAAAAGGTAATCGTAAAATGTCATCATGTTTAAACTCCCTGTGCAAATAGGTAATTGTTATTGGTAGCCCATTTAATGAACCCTTGATTAGTGCCAACTGTTGCCTTCTTGGATGTACGCATAACACTCGTGGCAAACAATCCCTGTGCCTCTTTGGATAGTCTGTCTAGATACTTCATAAACTTAGACACATCATCTTTTTCAATCCTTTGGATTGCTGAATAGATAAGCATACAAACGGCACTAGGGGACTTAGGAATGGCACACTTATCGGGGTTGGCTAGTACATCTTCCCATTGTGGCAACTCGTCATTTAATTGGATGATAGAGAGCATATCGTAGGTGGCTCGTTTTCCTATCGTGCCTGTGAGAGTATGCCCCATGATGTTTAAACCTAATCCCTTGGTTTTCTTAATGATGTCACTAGCCTTTTCTAAACTGCGTGGGGTAGTAAATGCGGGTCTAGGTGCTCTTGGGTCGTAGATATATTCATTGTCGCTTGCCTTGTCGAAATCCTCAAAACTTCCAAGCATTTGGGGGAATTGTTTTACAGTCAATAAAACTTCAGGGGCAATGTTGTTCTCTAATGCCCATTCAATCCATTGGTCTGCTGATGGCTTGCGAACCTTTACAACTGCTAAGCGATTGCGGGCATGGGGTGGTAGATTGTCCCCAATAGCCTCATTAGCAAGGTTTGTAGTGGCGAACACAATAGACCCCTTGGGTAGATCATATATGCCTAGCTTGCGTTCTAGCATCAATCTAAGGCAAGCGTTCATTACTGCTTTACTTGCCTTGCCGATCTCATCAAGCATTAACACAATGGGCTTATTAAGGTGAAAGCCGAATTCCTCATTGGGTATGAATGAGCACACCTCTGTGCCGTCAATGGTACGGATTTTAGGCACTAAAAAATCCCCTACATCCTTGGTAGTCATATCGCCATAACATACAAAATGATCGGGCAATTTGGCTTGTAACATCTTGAGCATGGATGACTTACCAATACCCATTTCGCCTTGTGCTAGGACTGTTACGCTGTCCCCTACGGCATGAATAAGGTCGGCACACTCTTGGAGAGTGACTGATTTGTATAGATCGTTTGACATGGTGTTTAAACTCCTTTAATTGGTATAGGTTGGGTTATATAAATCAGGTGCTATACAAGCCACAAAAAACAGGCAAAGCAATAAGACAATAATTGCGATATTTTCTCTCATAATGTCGTTCCCCATAATAGCAAAATGGCAATAAATATGGCTAGGGATAAACCCTTTAATAAATAGATCATGTTTAAACACCTTCCTTTGGTTTTGTATTAGTTGAATAATGGCTTTTTATATAGTCGGACAATATGTCAGTCAATCTACCTGAATCCCCATAAAACCAATTATCGGCTTCAATGTATTCAAGTAAATCTTCAAGGGCTTGAAATTCTGCATATGTCATCATGTTTAAACCACTCCTTCAGGTATCTGTTTAAATAAATAATATAAATGGTCAGGCACATAAACAACTTGCCCTTCTTCATCTCTAAATTCGTGTCCATCGGGGGTCAATGCTTTTCCCCGTTGGTCTATGTGGTAAAACTGTTCATAAATTGGGGTAATCATGTTTAAACACTCCCGTCTAATAGGTTGTCAAAATAGGACTGTGGCAACTCGGGGGCTTGGACACCATCAAGCCATTTATTGATGTGGCGGGTTGTTGTCTTGCTCCATTTCGTATCAGTCTTAGAAAATGAATAAGTGCTCTTATCAAAACTAGCAACGGGTGTGGAATAGCTGAATAAGACTATCTGATTATTTGATTCTAAGAGGGTCATATTAGATGCGAGAATTTTTACTTGTAATGACATGGTGTGATTCCTTTGTGGTTGGTTTTAAGGGGGTTTTTAGCCCCCGTTTGGGTTAGATGGTGGGCTTGCCTAGCATTTGTGCTAATTCGTTATAGACTGCGGTTCTAGTGCCTTTTAGACCTAGCTCCTTTTTAACTAGGCTATACATGGTCATGCCCCTTGATACTCTCATTCCTTTGATCTCAAGACCTAGACCCCGTAGGATAGTTATGTAACGGAATGTTGCTATTTGTGTTGGATTGGTGATCATGGTCATGGTTTATTCTCCTAAATAAAAATTGTCTGACATTACTACGGGTAGGTAATTATTACGGATCTGTCTAAGTGCTCCCGAATCTTTCCCGCTATACCATAGCAAGGACAATTCGTTTTTCCAATTAGCCCCATGTATACGGGCAAACTCTCTTAATGCGGTGATCTGTGTATCGTTCATGGTGTTAGTTTCCTTTGGTGTTGTTTAAACATGGCGGGGGTTTGCCCCGCCTGTTGGTTTAATCTTCTTTAATCTCTACTGTCATACCCCATCCGTAGGCTTCACAGTCTTGGTCAGGGCAAGTAGGTAGGGCAACTTCGATCCATTTCTTAGATGTGTACACCTGATACTCACAATGTGAGCATACGCATTTGATTTGGCGGGTGGTTTGCTTTTTGGTGTTGGATTGCATTAGGGGGGCATGTGGATATTGTCCCGCTTGATCTACCCATGACTGAATGAGGGCTTTCAATTCGGCATTGGCACTAGCTGATCTCATTTGACCCTCTAATCCTACGGCATTGGCACATTGTTTAAACACCTTGCCATGTCCCGCCTTGTTGCCTACTGTGGCATGGCATAACTCATGGATAAGGATATCAATAACCTCTACGCTATCGGCTACCTTGGGGCTAATGAAGATCTCTGATGTATTGTCCTCACTATTGGCACTAGACCAACATTCGCCAATGTGTTTCTTACTAGATGTAAGGGAACAAGACATTCTGACATTGTCGGGGATGGTGTAACCCGCTTTGGCAAAATGCGGTCTAGCATATGTATCGGTGATGTAGTTGAGGTATGTTTCTCTGTTGGTAGTGTGGTTCATGGTTTGCTCTATTCCTTAGTGGTTAGTTGTCATGGGTTAGCCCCATAACTTAAACAATATAGATGTTTTGGCATTGTGTCTAATAATAAAAAGTAATATAGGAATGGTTCTTTATACTAAGGGTTAACCCTGACAAAATCGAGATCGCATGGGGTGTAATAGTAAGGCAAGCCAAGCGATCAAGTCGGCTATAAACCCCCTTAAAACCCCTTGGCTTCGATTGTCATTTTGTCGGGTAGTTTTCTTGATCTTGGTGGCGGGTTCTTTTTGATGCGTTGCAACATTACTTCCACTCTCCCTCTCAGCTCTCGCACCCGCATAGCTATGTTGCACCGCACAAAAACCATACTGCCATTGTGGTTATGTTGCACCGCAACATATTGTTTAAACACCATGCCATTATGTTAGTGTGTGCTAACATCCGTATCATCTATGTTGCACCGCACCATTATGTTGCGTTGCACAATAACCATATTGCCATTGTGGTTATGTTGCACCGCACAAAGACCATGATGCCATTGTGGTTATGTTGCACCACACCATTATGTTGCGTTGCATCATTGTTGCACCGCACCATTTCACATTATGAGATATGATTTCACAATGCGAAACAAAGGTAAGGTTTTTATGATGCGATGCACCATTTTTCGAGACCCCCATGCCACGGTCTTGAGTCTCTACCCAAAAGCCAGCTCCTATAATTCCGGCCCCCAGAAATTTTTTTTTGAAAATTTGACAGAAATCAATGCACCTTTTTGGTGCATCCATACTACTGTTGCTTTAACTACCGCTCGTAAGTCCTTGATAGTTCGTAGAAGTTGTATGACGAGGCGCTCGTAAGTCCTTGATAGTAACAGTAGTCATAGTAGTCACCCTTACTTTTTATTATTTTATTATTTTAAAAAAATAAAAAACGTATAGGGAGCCCTAAAGTGATTTAGACCCTGACTACTATGACTACTGTTACTATTTTTGGTATATTTTTGGATTGAGGGCGCTAACCCCCTGGTTTTTGCATTAGTTGAAGTATGAGCAAGTATGTCTATCAAATCCAAGGTGCATTGGAAAATGCCCGTGGCCAACTCAAAGGCCTGCGAATTCTGATATGCGACGTGCACAACATCGATATGGTAGACGTACCAGTGGAAATCTTGGACCAAGCAACAGCCAAGTATCTGCAGTTTAGGATTAGTATTACATCCAACGCTGTCAATATCCAACGACTGCCAGTCGAAGTCCAAAACAAAATACGCGCTCCGTTAGGGAGATGGCTGGACCATTGGGTCCTAGAAAACTTTCATGGCAATCCTAGCAAACGAAAAAGTACTAACCCTTGACTATTGGAAACCAGCCCGCCTTCTAAAGGTCGGTGATTATGTATTTGACCGTACTGGCAAGCTGGTACAGGTTAAATTGGTACAAGAGTACCGTGCCCAGCGGTGCTACCTAGTACAGTTCTCTGACAACCTGACCATGTCCGGTGATGAGAACCTTGGATTTCTCACAGAAAACAAGTTCCACCGCAGCAGAATCCACCAGTATAAGCAAGTTCGCAAGTTCAAACGCCCATTACGGCATATTGACGTTAAGCAACTACTTACCAAGTCTCTCAAATGTCGACCAGTAGAGTATCAGTACTCCATTCAGACTGCGCAACCCCTGGAATTACCCCACCAAACCCTGCCAGTACCCCCATTTGTGTTTGGTTTTTGGTTTTTTAACCGCAAAATGAACCGGCGCATGACGCCACCCAAAGGTTTTAAGGACGATGTACACCAGGAATTCAAAGACGCTGGGTACAAACTGACAGAAGGGTGGCTATCCGAATCAGGTGAACGGGAATTCTCTGCGCTTCCTAGCATTGAGCACCACTTACTGCCTAACATCCCTTACAAAATTCCGAATAACTACCTGTTGGCGGACAAAGACCAGCGAATTGCCCTGCTCCGTGGCATAATTTATTCCAAACCCCGGCAATACAACCACAAAACTGACACGTTTCGGTTTTCTAACAAGAATTTAAGTGTTGTGCAGCAGGTTCAGTCCCTGGTAGAGTCCTTGGGGCATAGAACTACCCTGCAACACAACGAACCTAACGGTACCTATATACTTTTATTTAGAAGTAAGTTAAAATTGGTATCTAACCAAGTATCAAAACCTTTAAAAATTGTATATGGACGTAGATTCATACGGGCTATTGAAGAAATAGCGCCACAATCTTGCGTTCATATTGAAACCACTGCACCAGACAACACTATTCTCGTAGGAGAAGGATTTATTTCAACATGTTGACATCAAAACAAGAGCTTATACTTAAAAAGTTTGCAGAAGCACATAAACACTGGCCTAAGCAACAGCTTGATGCTGCACTGTGGCAAGTCAAATGGCAGGTTCAAGCCCTGCCGCACCAAAGAGAACCAGAGGATGGAGAGTATGATACGTTTCTTATGTTGGCCGGACGGGGATCTGGCAAGACGCACACTGCCAGCCATTGGATTGGCATTCGTGCTTGGAAGTATGACAACACCCGTTGGCTCGTCACTGCCCCCACTTCCAACGACATACGAGCAACTTGTTTTGAGGGAGATAGCGGACTCCTTAATATCATCCCCGCCAGCCTCATTCGGGATTACAACAAATCCCTTTTTGAGATTACCCTCACCAACGGCTCCATCATCCAAGGAATCCCCGCGTCAGAGCCGGAGCGGTACCGTGGTAAGCAGTACCATGGAGCCTGGTTTGACGAGCTGTGTGCTTTCGACTACATCGATGATGCGTACGATGGTGTTCAGTTCACCTTGCGTCTTAAAGACTCTCGAATCCCACGAGTCCAGCAGATCATCACCACCACCCCCAAACCTAAAGAGCTCATCGTTGATCTCAACGAAGGTAAGGTCGGTGGAGACGTCTATGTAGCCAATGCCAGTTCCTATGACAATAGATCCAATCTATCTGAAACGTTCTTCAAACAGCTAGAGACGTACGATGGTACAGACCTAGGTCGTCAGGAGATCTATGGTGAGATCCTGGATCCAGAAGCTGCGGGTATTATCAAACGTAAGATGTTCCGCATGTGGCCAGCCAATCGTGCCACCCCAGACCTTGAGTATGTGATTGCCTCGTATGATCCGGCTACCTCAGAAAAGACAACCAACGACCCAACGGCATGTACGGTGTGGGGTGTGTTCGAGCAACTGGACTCCGGTACAGCAGTTATCCTGTTAGATGCTTGGGATGCGCATATGTCCTACCCCGAACTGCGTCGTAAGGTGATTGAAGACTTTAAAGAAGTAGTGTACGGTGCTGACAATGACTTCGGTAAGGGCCGCAAAGCTGACCTTATACTGATGGAGGACAAGTCTGCAGGTATCTCCCTTATCCAAGAGCTACAGGGCGCAGGGGTGCCTGTACGTGGCTACAATCCGGGTCGTGCAGATAAGGTGCAGCGTGTTAACATTGTGGCGCCATTGGTTGCTAAGGGCAAGGTGTACATACCAGAAGACATGAAACTTAAGGGTGACTTTGCCGAATGGGCCAAACGATTCCTCAGACAGGTGTGTTCGTTCCCAGAAGCCGGGGGACATGATGACTATGTGGATTCCCTGTCCCAGGCCTTGCGTGTCTTAAGAGACTCTGGTTGGGTAAGACTGGATCCTCTGCCAGCTAGGGATTATGACTACGCTGACGATGAGTACAAAAAGAAATTCTTTAACCCGTATGCCCAGTAGGGCGGAAACCCCATACTTTTTGCATTAGTAGGTATAGGACAAATACATCCACCAAATTCAGAGACATATGGCAAATCCAACAATACCGATGCAAATGGGCGCTAACTTGCCCGGGCTAGAGCGAGAAGAAGATGTAAAACTGGCAGCCCAGCAAGAAGCTGAGATGGACCATTACGAGGAAGTTTTGGGTTTAGACCCTGATGAAGTAGAGCAAGAAGTTATTGAACTTGATGATGGCTCTGTTGTTGTTAACTTCCAAGAAAAAAGCGGGCCACGCAAAGACCCAGAGTTTTATGAGAATTTAGCCGAAGTACTGGACGAGGATTTCCTCGATACATTGGCATCCGATTATCTTGATCTGATTGATGAAGATAAGGAAGCACGTAAAGAACGTGACAAACAATACGAAGACGGCTTACGCCGTACCGGTTTAGGTAAGGACGCACCTGGAGGCGCGACATTCGATGGGGCTTCCAAAGTCGTCCACCCCGTTATGGCTGAGGCATGCGTTGACTTCGCTGCGTCATCCGCTAAAGAACTTCTTCCACCAGATGGCATTGTTAAGTCAAACATCAAGGGTGAGGCAGACCGCCAAAAAGAAGAAACTGCTGAGCGTAAAGTAACATTCCTTAACTGGCAGCTAACAGAACAAGTACAAGAGTACCGTGATGAGATGGAGCAGTTGCTCACTCAGCTACCCCTTGGTGGTTCACAGTACCTTAAATGGCGCTATGACTTAGAACAGTGCCGTCCGATGTGCGAGTGGATTCCAATTGACAATCTACTCCTCCCATACGCTTCTACCAACTTCTATACGTCAGCACGTATTACTGAAGTACAAGACATCACTGAAGACATCTTCCAACAACGTATTGAGCAAGGTATCTATCGTGACATAGACGCTTCATATACATCAGATGCACCAATTGATGATATGACTGGCTCAGAAAAAGCCAACAACAAGATTGAAGGTAAGCAGTCATCAGGTAAAAACATTGACGGCCTGCGCCGTGTGTATGAAGTAACATGCTTTATGCGTATGGATGAAGACGAAATGACCGATGGTCGTCGTGCTCCGTACATCCTCACAATTGATGAATCATCCAGCAAAGTTCTGGCACTATATCGTAACTGGGAAGCAAACGATGAGAAACTTGAAAAACTCGAATGGTATGTCGAGTTTAAATTCATTCCTTGGCGTGGAGCGTACGCTATTGGATTACCTCATCTCATTGGCGGCCTTTCTGCTGCTCTTACCGGTGCTCTTCGTGCTCTCCTTGACGCTGCTCATATCAACAACAGCCAGACACTTCTTAAGCTCAAAGGTGGACGAATTGGTGGACAGTCAGACCGAATCGAACCGACCCAAGTAATTGAGATTGAAGGCGCACCTGGTGTAGACGACGTACGTAAGATTGCAATGGCAATGCCGTTTAACCCGCCATCATCCGTTCTTATGGAATTAATGGGTTGGTTGACAGCAGCTGCTAAGGGTGTTGTAACTACATCCGAAGAAAAGATTGGCGAAGCAAACAACAACATGCCAGTCGGCACGGCCCAAGCTCTGATTGAGCAAGGTGCTAAGGTGTTCTCTGCTATCCACGCCCGCTTACACCGTTCACAAGCTAAGTCTCTCAAGATTATCTCCAGACTAAACCACTGGTACCTTGAAGAGATGGACAACCAGTCTGGCACTGAAGTTGAAGTGCGTGACTTTGCGTATAACAACGACGTACGCCCAGTATCCGATCCTAACATCTTCTCTGAGACACAGCGTGTTGCTCAGAACCAAGCTCTCTTACAGATGGCTTCTTCTGCGCCTCCAGGTATGTTTGACATCCGTAGTGTGTATCGTAGAATTTTGGGACAACTTAAAGTTCCAGCTATTGAGGAAGTATTGCCAAACCCACTAGGTGCTAAAGAATCCAATCCAGCACTTGAGAACGTGGCTATGACAATGAACCGTCCTGCAGCTGCCTACCCCGACCAAGACCACATCGCTCACTTAAAGATCCACCTAGAATATGCAAATAATCCCGCTTATGGCGGTAACCCTGTTATTGGCCCTGTGTTTGCACCTCATGCTTTAGAGCATATCAAACAACATTTAACATTACACTACTTGCAATCCATGCGTGGTTATGTAGCACAAGCCGCAGGCGGCCGTGATTCACTTGAGTTGCACCAAGAGAAGCCATTGGATCAAGAAGCCCAGCAAGCTCTGGCAATTGCATCTCAAATGGTCAACCAAGACTCACAGCAAGAAATGCAACCGTTTATCCAGCAGATCCAAGGTCTGGCTCAGAAAGTACAACAAGCCAACCAACAGAAACAAGAGTCTGCTGCTATGGCCGATCCTTCCGCTGCGGTCTTTATGAAGACTCAGATGGCTGAGACAGAGCGTAAGAGCAAAGAGTTCCAGTCTAAGATGCAAGCTGAGTTACAAAAATCGCAACAAGAGTATCAACTTAAAACTCAAGAAATGCAACAACAGGTTCAAGAGCTTATTGCTAAATACCAAACTCAGTCTAACATTGACAGCCAACGTAATGCTACAGACATTGCAATGGCCAACATCAACAATGCAGCAAAAGAGCGTGTAGCTATGATTTCAGCTGGTGCTCAGTTAGATCAGCAACAACGTATGTTGGAACATGAGCAAAACATGTCTGCTATGGAAGCTACTAGAGCATCCGAACAAGACATCCGTCAACATGGTATTGCAGTGCAGCAACAAGCGTTCCAAGCGCAAGCTGACCAACAAAACCATCAGTTGGAATTGGAAAAGCAAGCATTATTAGCAGATCAACAGCACCAACAACAGATGGCGCAACAAGAGCAACAAGCATCATTAACCCCACCCCCACAACCCACTCAAGGACAATAATGGCTAAAAACCCACAAGACGGCGGAGAATTAGGCTTCCGCAAGACTTACAAAATGACTGGTACCCCCGGCTTCGGCGGCGGTCCTGGTGAGAAAACTCTCGATGCAGGTCCATCTGGATCTTCAAGAAAAAACAACTGGAAAATTGGTAACAGCCAAGCCAAAATGGCAAATGCTGAAAAAATTGGTCCAGATAAGAATCTTAAAGATATCAAAGGCGGAAACTTTTATTAATCATTGGGGCGGAAACCTCCGCCCTTTTGCATTAGTAAAAGTATGAAGGACTTTATAAGCACTATTATCGGTCGTGTAAAGACTGAGCGCAATACCCTTGCAGACACCATCACTGCGGGAATGAATGTAAATACATTTGATGACTATCAGAGGATGGTCGGAAGGTACGAAGGGCTAACACAGACTTTAAACCTCATTGAAGAAATTTTGACGGAAGACGACGAAGCATAGAAAGGATTGCCGGATGGCGATTGATTTTAACAGTAACGACGAACCGGATCTACGTAGCGAGCAGGAATGCTTTCCAGAAGTAGATGCGGGGGTAGAAATCCTTGGGGACCGAGTAATGGTGCAGTTACGCCGTGAAAAGATCACAAGTAAAGGCGGAATCATCTTAGTGGATGAAACCAGACAAACTTTACGCTTTAATGAAACAGTAGCTAAAGTAATTGGCATTGGTCCCTTGGCTTACAAAAGCCCAGATGATCTATCACCATGGCCTGAAGGTCCTTGGTGTAAAGTCGGCGACTTAGTTCGTACTATCAAGTACGGCGGCGATCGGTTTGTTGTGCAACCAGACGATGATGGTGCTCCAGTAGTGTTTATTACACTGCAAGCACGTGAAGTGATCTCCAAGATCAAATCGTTCGAGGCAGCACAAAAAATGAAAGCGTTTGTAGATTAACTTTGTAGAAAGTCGAGCATGGCAGACAATGAAAAAGACGTTCCAATTAAGGAACAGGAAGATGGGTCTATACTGGCCCGCGTCGAACTCCCCGAGCAAATTGAGGACGACGAAAAAGTAGAAGTTGCGGTAGAAGCATCAGACGATCAAGATGACGAAGGTGGCCAAGATGAAGATAATGGCTCTGACGACAACGATAGCGATGAGTCCGATGAAGACCGTGAAAGAATTCGTGAAGCCCGCAGAGAAGAGCGAAAGCTAAAGAAAGAACTAGCTAAGCAACGCGAGGCATCCGCCAAACACAAAATCAGTGCGCTTGAAAAGCGTAATGAAGATCTTGCTAGGCGATTGGCAGCTGTAGAAGATACAGCAGCATCATATCAGTTTGCGCAGATTGACAAGGCCCTTGAAGATGAGGCAACCCGTGTCGAGTACGCTAAGATGAAGATGGTGCAGGCAGCCCAAGCAGGTGATGTAAATGCGCAGATGGAATACTTGGAGCAGTTAACAGACGCCAAACAGCGTTTGAACCAAGCCCAGCATTACAAGAAAGAACAGCTCGAAAAAGCTAAGGCACCAAAACAAAACGTTCCAAACCCAGTTAGCAATGAAGTGCAACAAAATGCTAACACATGGTTAAAACGTAACTCTTGGTTTGACCCGCAAGCTCGAGATACAGATAGTAGAATTGCCAAAGTAGTTGACCAAGAGCTTGTCGCTGATGGTTGGGATCCGTCTGATCCTGAGTATTGGGATGAGTTAGATAATCGTTTAACAGCTCGTTTGCCTCATCGCTACACAGCGAAGAGTGGTAACAACCAGCGACGTTCAGCAGGCCCAACAGCCTCTAGCCGAGTTGCAAACACAGCAAGTACCAAGCCAGGTACGATCACACTGTCAAGAGATCGTGTGAATGCAATTAAAGACGCTGGCGCATGGGACGATGTAGCTAAACGAAACAAAATGATCCGTGCATATGCACAGTATGATCGTGAAAATAAAGGTTAATTATCATGGCAAATCCAAGAATCAAACGTGACATCGAAGACCGCTTAGCGGACCGAGTACAAGAAACAAAAGAACGGATTGCGGAAGCAGATCCGGGCAATAAGAGCAAGCGCGAACGTGCAGAGGCGTTCAGGGATAAATGGCAAAATAGCGCACTGCCTGACCTACCGGAGGGAATTATTCCGGGTATGCACTTGTGCTGGTTATCCACCACAAATAATTATGACAGCATCGACAAGCGATTAGCATTGGGCTATGAGCCAGTGAAAGCCAGCGACTTAGGTAAAGGCTTTGAAAATCTCGGCAAAATGAGTTCCGGCAAGTACGAAGGCTGTGTAAGTTGTAATGAAATGGTTCTTTTTAAGTTACCAGAAGAAATCTACCAAGAAGTGATGCGTATGATGCACCTAGAGGATCCGCTAGCTCATCAACAAAATATTACCGCAAACGTTCGGAGCTCAGCTCAAGAAGGTAAAGGCGGTAGATCAATTCTTGAAGGCGGTATTTTGGAGATGGAAAAAGAACAAGCAAAGGCGAATAGCAATATTCGTTTTGAATAACATACTTCAAATTAACAAAGGAACTAATAGACAATGTCTACTACATTAAAACCCTTTGGTCTGAAGCCATCGTTCCACCCTAGCGGTCTGGATCGTTCGACACCTTTTGCAGGTACGAACTCCTTCGTTACTGGAACACCTAACTATTCAGCAAACTACTCTTTGTCAACTGGTCAAGCATTTTACCAGTTTACACCAGTGGCTGTGAATAGTTCTGGCGCCCTGACCATAGCCGGTACTTCCGGCACACGCTTTTTTGGCTCTTTCGACGGTGTTGAATTCACAGACTCACAAGGTCGTCGTTCAGTATCCAAATGGGCTTCTAAAGCAACTCTTGACGCTTCAACCGAAATTATTTTCTGGATCTTCTCTGATCCTCAATTAGTTTACGAGGTTCAAGCCGAAGGTACTATTGCTAACACAGCAATTGGTAGAGAGTTTGACTTCTCATCCACGGTTGGTTACACAGTTACTGGTGGCTTTGCTATCGGCAATGGTGGCGCTGGCTTCTCAACTACAGCAATTAGCAACACTGCCGTTACTTCAGGTACTGGTCAAGGTCAAGTTAAAGTGGTTGGTTTGGGTCGTGAAGTTGCTTACCCAACAGGCGAACTTAATGCGTGGGGTGATACAAACACCATCGTTCAAGTTCAGATCGCAAACAGCCAGCTCGTAGCCCCATCGGTTTCAGCTTAATCTAACGAAAGAAAAGGAATAGCACATGGCAACCCCAATGCGTAGTACCGACTTTCGTGCGGTAGTCGAACCGATTATCAACGAAGTCTTTGATGGCGTATACGAACAACGCGCCGATGAGTGGAAGGGATTTGTAGAACAGATCCAAGGTATTCCACGTAATTACCACGAAGAAGTAATGCTTTATGGTATGAATGCAGCTCCTGCGATGCCTGACGGCACTCCAGTTAGCTACGATCAAGGTGGTACATTGTACATCACCCGATTCATCTACCAAATCTATGGCTTGGCTTATGCTTTGACCAAAGTTTTGATGGAAGATGGCGATCACATTCGTATCGGTAGCACCTTCGCTAAACACTTAGCTCAGTCTATGATTGAAACTAAGGAAACCCTCTGTGCCAACTTGTTGAACTTCGCGTTCACAACTGGTTATGTAGGCGGCGACGGCGTTACTTTGGTTAATACAGCTCACCCTGTTGCTAACGGTTTGACATACTCAAACAAGTTATCAACTCCAGCTGCATTGAGCCAAACTTCTGTTGAGCAAATGTTGATTCAGATCCGTTCTGCTATCGACAACAACGGTAAGCGTATCCGTCTGAAGGCAGAACAGTTAGTTGTTCCACCAGCACTCGAGTTCCAGGCTGAGGTTATCCTCAAGTCTGTACTCCGTTCTGGTACAGCTGACAACGATTTGAACCCTATCAAATCAACAGGCATGTTGCCTAAAGGCACACACGTGGTAACACGTTTGTCCTCTAGCAAAGCCTGGTGGGTTCAGACTGATGCTGAAAATGGTCTCATGCTCGTAATGCGTCGTCCAATGGAGAAATCCATGGAAGGTGACTTCGAGACTGATTCTATGCGTTATAAGGCTACTGAGCGTTATGCTACAGGTTGGCACGATGCGCGTAACATTTACGGTACTCAAGGCGTCTAAGCAAACAACCCCACAAGGGTATTTGGAACCCCAGGCTAAAAACCTGGGGTTTTTTGTTTTATAGGGGCGGATTAACCGCCTTTTTTGCATTAGTAGGTATAGGAAGAATAATCCCATTCTGACCGCCGAACCTTCCCGGCAGGACGACTTAGAGACAGTTTGGGACACCCACTAAGAAATGGAATCAAATAATGTCAAGTACATTTACACTACCACTACGTCTTAACACACGTCAAACAACCAGCAATGACGGCACAATTTCTGCCGACAACACTGGCGCAGCAATGATTTCCCAGCAATCTGCTATTGTTGCTAGTACAGCATCCGTAGATGTATTGCCAGCTGGCTCTATCATTCACTCAATCGATGCTTACCTTAACGTTGTTGGTGCAGCATCACGTTCTGTAACTTTAACATCAAACGGCACGACCACAACTATCGGCACATTGACAACTACTGCTTTAGGTAAAGCAACTGTAGCTTTTACAGCATCTGCTGCTGTAGCTAACTTGTTGGCTAACGTTGGTATCTACGACGTGACTATTACTTTAGCTTCTGAGGCTGCTTCTGCTGGCACATTGTCTATCCAGTACACTGGCCGCAATCAAGACGGTACAATCACTCCTTACGGTTCTGGTTATACAAATAACTAATTAAGATGGCGGGCTAGTCCCGCCTTCTTTAACTTAAGGAAAAATAATGACAACATTAAATGATGTAGCTGCGGCCCATTTAAACGCAAGCGGTCAAGCCTTTACCGGCCCCGGTCGTGTTGGTGGCTGGCAAGTAAAACCAGGGGGCACTGCGGGTTCAGCACTGTTTTATGACAATACTTCAGCAACTGGCACACCACTAATTGAAGTAGACTTAACAACCAATACTGCGGTTATTTCAACATTGGTTCCGGGAACTGGTATCCGTTTTTCTACGGGCTGTTACGTTACACTACCCGCTTCTGCAGCTATTACAATATTCTGGGGCTAAGTAATGCCCGTTTACCTTGACACTCGAGGTAATAGTGTTCTGTCTGTGGCGATCTGTGATCGCTGCAGACGTAAGTTCGCCTATACAGAATTAATGCCCGACCCAAACTTTCCGGGTATGCGTGTATGTAAGGCTGATCTAGATAACTTTGATCCCTGGAGATTACCAGCACGTCAAACAGAAAATATTTCGTTGCGTTTCCCACGTCCCGATACTGATATTGCCACTGGCCCAATTAGTGGTCAGCAAATTGCAACTGCACCAGCCCCAGAGGGCCCAATTGATAGTCCTGTAGGACAGCCAGTAAGACAGCCAAACAATCCAGCTCGAGATTCTATTTTCCTTACACAGAACCGAACAGACTCAACAACCGCTGGCAAATCTGGCGATTTAAAACAATAATAAAGAGACCACCATGGCAGATCGTTCGATAACACAACTACAGGTAGCAGGTGCCCTGACGGGTGACGAATTTACTGTCGTTGTTCAAAATGGTATTACTAAACAAACTCAGCTAAAAGATATTGCTGAGTTAGGTGGGCCCACTGGCCCAACAGGCCCCAGTGGCGTTACTGGTGGTACGGGCGGAACAGGACCGACCGGCAACACTGGCGCAACTGGTAGCACAGGCGCAGCATCAACAGTCACAGGACCAACCGGCGTAACTGGTGCAACAGGTGCAACAGGTCAAGCTATCACTGGGGCCACGGGAGCTACCGGCGCTACAGGACCAACCGGCGTAACAGGCAGTACCGGCCCAACTGGTTCTACAGGCGCTACAGGCGTTGGTACAACGGGATCCACAGGACCAACAGGCGCTACAGGATCACAAGGTGCTGGTATTACATACAAAGGTGCTGTAGCTAATTCAACATTATTACCACCCACTGGCAACACAACAGGCGACGCATACATTACTACAGATAATAACCATCTGTGGATTTGGAATGGCACCACTTGGATTGACAATGGTCCAGTAACAACAGCAGTTACCGGCGCTACAGGCGCAACTGGAGTCACTGGCCCAACAGGCAACACAGGCTCCACTGGAAGCACAGGAGCTACAGGCCCAACAGGCAGCACCGGAGTCACTGGCGCTACAGGTTCAACAGGCGTAACTGGCGCAACCGGGCAATCAATCACTGGCCCTACAGGTGCAACAGGCGCTGACTCTACAGTAACAGGCCCCACTGGTGTAACTGGTGCTACAGGCGCAACAGGTGCTAGTATTACTGGCCCAACGGGCGCTACCGGCGCCAACGGAATAGACGGTCCTACAGGCGCAACTGGTGCTACGGGGGCCACAGTAACTGGACCTACAGGTGCAACGGGGGCCACAGTAACTGGACCTACAGGTGCAACGGGGGCTAATGGCGCAAATGGACCAACAGGACCTACAGGAGCAAACGGATCAAACGGTGCAACTGGCGCAACTGGTGCTACAGGCCCAGTGGACTACACAAAAACAATCGGCTTAATAATGACTTTAGGATTCTAAAATGGCAAACCCAAATATTGCAGCACTAACCACGATCTACGGCAATACTGCTTATGTGGTTCCATCTACCACTGGTGCAACTACAAGCTGGACATATAACGGCTCAACAACGCTTACTGGTTTAACACCAGCAGCTGGCACTGTTAACAAGATCACTGGCTTGATTGTATCTAACACAACTGCTTCAGCTGCTTATGCAACTGTTGGTGTGGGTAACAACGCCACGTTCGGTTCTGCTACAGTCATTGGATATATTTCTTATCAGATCTCTGTGCCAGCTAACGCTTCACTCATCATAGTTGATAAGACTACTGATCTGTATATTACGGAGAATCAATCTGTTGGTGTGACATCAGGCACTGCAAGTGCTTTGACCTACACAGCAATCTTTGAAGCGATAACCTAAGATGTCCCTGCGTTACACAGGAGCTTGGCTACAGGACGGAGCGTTCAACCCGCTGACTGCGCCTACGCCCATACCTAACTACCAACTATATTTAAATACTTGGGGATATGACGGTTACGGTCAATTAGGTTTTAACAACACAACAAATTACTCTTCACCTAAACAACTTGGATCTTCAATTTGGGCATCACTATCTGGGCAATGCACTAATTCTTACGGCATTAAAACAGACGGCACATTATGGGCTTGGGGTAGAAATACTTACGGGCAATTAGGTCAAGGAAACACTACATATAGATCTTCTCCTGTGCAAGTTGGAGCTTTAACTAATTGGTCTTCACTGGCTACAGGGTCTATAGGCTCAAATGCTATATTAGCAATCAAAACTGATGGTACGCTTTGGTCATGGGGTTTAAATAGTTCAGGTCAATTGGGTCTTGGAAATACAACAAGCTATTCATCTCCTAAACAGGTCGGTGCATTAACAAATTGGCTAATTGTTACTTGTGGGTATACATATTCTTTAGCAATTAAAACCGATGGAACATTGTGGTCATGGGGTGCAAATACATATGGAATGTTAGGTCTTGGCAATACCACTTCCTATTCATCGCCAAAACAAGTTGGTGCGCTTACTAACTGGTTAAATATTTCTGCGGGATATAATTGTCAAATAGCACTTAAAACCGATGGAACATTGTGGTCCTGGGGGCAAAATACTTATGGAGCATTAGGTTTAGGAAATACCACTAATTATTCCTCACCTAAACAGGTTGGTGCATTAACTAATTGGTTAAAAATTGCAGCGGGCACATATTCTATTGCAGCCATTAAAACAGACGGCACATTATGGGCTTGGGGCCAAAATCAATCAGGTCAATTGGCGCAAAATAATGTTACACACAGATCATCGCCTGTCCAAATAGGTGCATTAACTACTTGGAAATATGTTTCAGGTGGTCAAAATTATTTTTTATCTTCAAAGACAGATGGCACTTTATGGTCATGGGGTGGTAATTCATTTGGTCAATTAGGTTTAGGAAACACCACTTCCTATTCGTCTCCAAAACAAGTTGGCGCTCTTACCAATTGGTTAAATATTGTTTCTGGTCAATATCACGTTTTAGCACTAACTTTTTAATATGCCAGTTACTTATACCTACCCCTACATTCAATACGGTGGCGTTTGGACAACAAGCCAAGCCACTGATGCCGTTGCCTCTGGTACATGGCCCGTACCTACATCGCCTAAACTTTTTGTTTGGGGTGATAATTCAGAAGGGCAATTAGGTCTTGGTAATACAACAACTTATTCATCTCCAAAACAAGTTGGATCGTCAACCAATTGGTCTGTTATAAATGCTGCGTATGGTAATCTGTTTGCAACTAATGTTACTAATCAACTATATGCTTGCGGTGCTGGATATGCTGGTGGCTTAGGTCTTGGTAGTACAACATCATTTTCTTCGTTACAACAAGTTGGCTCGTTAACTACTTGGACTAATGTTTCCAGTAATGCTTATAGCACAATGGCGCTTAAAAGTGATGGCACTTTATGGGTTTGGGGAAGAAATAACCAAGGGCAACTAGGTCTTGGAAATACAACAAACTATTCATCCCCTAAGCAACTAGGGTCTTTAACTACATGGTTAAAAATAAGTGCTGGAATTTATTCAAAATACGCTATTAAAACCGATGGCACTTTATGGTCTTGGGGTGGAAATTCTGTAGGGCAACTTGGGCTTGGTAATACGACAAGTTATTCTTCGCCTATGCAAGTTGGCTCCTTAACAACATGGTACGCAATATCTGGTGGACAAAATTTTGCCGCAGCAATTAAAACAGACGGCACTTTATGGACTTTTGGGAATGGATTCCAAGGTCAATTAGGCTTAGGAAATCAAACATATTATTCATCTCCAAAACAAGTTGGAGCTTTGACTACTTGGGCATATATTAGTGCAGGCGGCACTGGTATGATGGCGCTTAAAACAGATGGCACATTATGGTCATGGGGCAGGAACAATGTAGGACAGCTAGGTCTTGGTAATACAACCAATTATTCATCACCTAAGCAAATCGGTGCGTTAAATACTTGGAGTATGATTTCAAAAAATAATATCCAAGCAATGGCTTTAAAATCCAATGGAACCGCATGGTCGTGGGGCGGAAATGGTAACGCTCAATTAGGTCTTAATGACACAACCAGTAGATCATCTCCAACGCAAATTGGCGCTTTAACAAGCTGGTTATCAATATCTTGTGGCTATTTAAGTGGCGCAGGAATAGTAGCAACTTAACAACATAAAGGACATAACGTTTTGAAAAAAACATTGCATTTCTTATCAGGTATTCCCCGTTCAGGATCTACAGTCTTGGCGGCAATCCTTAACCAAAATCCACAGACGCATGTATCTACAACGTCTGGGTTGGTTCATGCTTTAGATGGCTTGGCTAACACTTGGCACTCCGCTGGGCTACTGAATGAGAATGACCCAGAGCGTAAACTCCTTGCCCAGACTATGCGCGGCACGATTGATGCGTTCTATGAGTCTACTGATAAGCCTGTAATTATTGATAAAGGTCGTGGCTGGCCCGTACCTGTCATCATGCAAGCCATGAGCCAAGTGCTACAACACAAACCAAAGATTATTGCGACTGTACGTTCTGTGCCTGACTGTATGGCATCGTTTGTGCGTATTGCCAAGCCTGAAGATTTAGATGAGTTTATGCACTCTGGACAGCTTGCTGACCACTTAAAGGCGGCTTATATTTCCTTGCAAGAAGGTTACCAGTTTATGCCTGAGTGCTTCTTGTTTGTAGAGTATGAAGACCTATTGGCTAACCCAAAGGCACAATTAGACCGCATCCATGAGTTCTTGGAGTTGCCAGCGTTTGATTATGACCTGTCTAATATTGATGGTTCCTCAGTAAAAGAGGACGATGAGAATTTACATGGTTACTCTGGTATGCACGATGTTAAGCCTGTATTGGCACGTCAGCATTCTGAGTCACCAAAAGATGTATTAAAGAACCACTACGCAGCGTTTTGCCAGCCTGAGTTCTGGTTAGCAACACCCCGTACAGTTCCAGAGTTAACAGACTTAGACCTCCAATTAGCAGCTTCTACCTCTGGTGACTTTGTTGAAGGCTTGCGTCTGGCACAGAAGTTAGAAGCCAATGAGCCTAATAACCATCGTGCAGCCTATAACCGTGGTTGGTACGCATTGCGTCAAGGGCAGATTCAAAAGGGCTATCAGCTCATGGATAGGGGTCGCTTTGTTGGTGTATTTGGCAATAAGCACCCAGAGACAGTCACCCAGCAATGGGATGGCAAGTCTAAAGGCACAATTCTGCTTTATTTAGAAGGCGGTCTAGGAGATCAGATCCACCAGATTCGTTACGCTAAAGACATTGCTGACCGTGGCAATAAAGTTGTGGTAGCTTGTACTGGATCCTTGGTTCCAATGTTTAACCAGTTGGACGGTGTTTCTGCTGTGGTGCAACATGGCGCTGAGTATGGGGTATACCATGACTACTGGGTAGCTGGTATGAGCGCTGTAGTGCCTCTAGGATACGAATTAAAGGACTTGAAGGGTACGCCCTACATTGACAAGCCAATCGCCATCAAAGGGCGCAAGAAGCGTATTGGACTACGTTGGCAAGGCAACCCTACATTTGAGCATGAGCATCATAAGAAGTTCCCATATGAACTAATGTTTGATGCCGTTAAGTCTGACGAGTACGAGTTTATTTCTCTCCAGCGTGATGAAGGCGTTGATGCCTGTCCACCTTGGGTACGTCAGGTTCCGTTAAATAGCTGGGAAGATACACAAAATGCAATTGCCTCCTGCGATTTGGTTATATCTGCTTGCACTTCCGTTAGTCATTTGGCTGGTGCTATGGGTGTTGAGACATGGGTGGTAACACCTGTTATGCCTTACTTCTTGTATGCCCTAGACGGTGATAAGACACCCTACTATAATAGTATGACCCTAATCCGCCAAGAAGTGTTTGGTGATTGGACAGCCCCATTTGACCGCATCAAGACTAAATTGAATGCAACCAAGCAACCTATCAGAATGGTAAGTTAATGAGCTATCGGTATGCCAACGCTATAGTAGATCCGGGGTTAAACACCCTAGTAGCGCCTACACCTACGTATAACTACACCTATGAGTTTTGGATGTGGGGATTTAATGGTAACGGTGAGCTTGGCATTGGCAATACAACAAGCTATTCTTCTCCTAAACAAATTGGGGCTTTAGTTGATTGGTCAACCGCTGCATTAGCAAGAAATGGTGCTGTAGCTACTAAAAAAGACGGAACTTTTTGGGCTTGGGGCTCTAACGGCACTGGCCAACTAGGACTTGGAAACATAACATCCTACTCTTCACCCAAACAAGTCGGTGCGCTAACCGATTGGCTGGTTGCTGCATCTGGTACATACCATACAATAGGAATTAAAACCAATGGAACACTATGGACTTGGGGTGCAAATAGTCGCGGTCAGCTAGGGCTTGGAAATATAACACAATATTCTTCCCCAAAACAAGTTGGCAGTTTAACCAATTGGCTTACTGCTGCTGCTGGGTATAATTTTACAATTGCTCTTAAAACAAATGGCACTTTATGGTCATGGGGCAATAATGATGCTGGGCAATTGGGTCTAAATGTAGCTTACTATATCGATAAATCTTCTCCTAATCAAATTGGTGCATTAACAACATGGGCAGCTATTGGTTGCGGAAGAGCATTTGTTTTAGCCGTACAAACTGACGGAACTTTGTGGGCTTGGGGTCAAAATGCTTATGGAACGCTTGGTCAAGGAAATACTGCAAGTAGATCCTCTCCAGTTCAAGTTGGTGCGTTAACAAACTGGCTACAAACCGCTGGAGGAAGCAATCATTCAATAGCTGTTAAAACCAATGGAACACTATGGACTTGGGGTGGTAATGCTCAAGGTCAACTTGGAACTAACAACACAAATTATTATTCCTCGCCTAAACAGATCGGGTCGTTAGCAACTTGGTCAATGGTTGCCGCTGGATCAAATTGTTGTTTAGCTACTCAAAGCGGAAAATTATTTTCGTGGGGACAAAATAGTAGTGGTCAGCTGGGAATAGGAAATACAACATTTTATTCTTCTCCTAAACAAATAGGTGCTTTAGCAACTTGGTTAAAAGTGTACCCTGCAAGAGCAGATTTTATGTTAGCGTCCAAATAATATGCCTGTAATCGTAACTTACCCATACACCCAATACACAGGCATCTGGAAGCTGAACGCAGCAAGCGCAGCTCAAGGCGCTGGTACTTGGGCTATTCCGCCACAACCCCATTTATACAGTTGGGGTAATGGCGCCAATGGTAGACTTGGTCTTGGCAATACAACTTCTTATTCGTCTCCTAAGCAAGTTGGATCTCTTACTACATGGAGCATGGTTTCTACATCTGGCGGTAGTTTATTTTCCGTTGCATTAAAAACAGATGGCACACTATGGACTTGGGGTCAGGGCGCTCAAGGTCAATTGGGGCAAGGAAATACAACTTCTTATTCATCTCCCAAACAAGTCGGTGCGCTCACTAATTGGTTACAAGCATCAGCTGGATATGCTTGGATAGCAGCTATTAAGACTGACGGAACATTGTGGACTTGGGGAAAAAATACTTTAGGTCAACTTGGTCTTAATAACACCACCTATTACTCTTCCCCTAAACAAGTTGGCACATTAACTAACTGGTCTAGCGTATCTTGCGGATACTATATTTCTGGAGCTATTAAAACAAATGGAACCTTATGGACATGGGGATACAACGGATATGGAACATTAGGGTACGGCAATACCAATTATTACTCTTCTCCTAAACAAGTAGGCGCCTTAACTACTTGGCTTTCTGTTTCGGCTGGATACTTATCCATGTATGCGATTAAAACAGATGGTACTTTGTGGTCATGGGGCAGAAATAATAAAGGTCAATTAGGCAATAGTAATACATCGTATTATTCTTCACCTATTCAAGTTGGCGCTCTTACAAATTGGGTGCTTGTAGGGCCAGCTGCTGCAACCAGTTCATCTGTTTTAGCCATTAAAACAAATGGAACTCTTTGGGGTTGGGGTGGCAATGGTTTAGGTGCTTTGGGATTGGGAAATTCAACCAATTATTCATCTCCTAAACAAGTTGGAACTTTAACCAATTGGTTGAGTGTTGCATCAGGGTATTATCATACAGTTGCTATTAAAACTGATGGTACAGCTTGGTCATGGGGTTACAATAGTTTTGGTCAGCTTGGTTTTGGAAATGTAACTAATTATTCATCTCCTAAACAAATTGGTAGTTTAACAACTTGGTTGAAAATAGTTGGCGGTCAAAATTCAACATTAGCAATAGCAAAAACTTAACAAAAGGAGCATTAAAATGGCATTATATGTACAAGTAGTAAACGGGCAAATGGCACAGTGCATTGACACTACGCCACCCGTACCAGTCGGTCAAGACGGCTGGAAGAACGCAGTTGAAATCAAACCAACACCAGTACCTTATCGTCAAGGTTTAAATGGGCCAGTTTATGATTGCTCTAAAGACCCTGTAGAAATCGTATGGACTGTGTTTGATTACGACATCCCAACACGTAAGAACAGCCAATTAGGTCAAGCAGCTGGTCAGTTCAATCAGGTAGTTGCACAGCAATCTGCCCTTGAGACAGACGGCAACCCAGACAGCCACTATGACGCTACTGTAGTAGCCGCTGCTCAGGTTCGCTATCAGGACTTGCGTGACCAGATCAACGCTGCAACAACTCAAGATGAGTTAGATGTAACTCAGGCTGAATTGAACGCAAACCAGATCGCTGGAGTATAATTAACACCCATCTTTTACTTTGGAGAAAAGTATGCAAAAGATATTAATCATGGGCCTACCTGGCTCAGGCAAGACGTACCTAGCACAGGCCCTCAAAGCCTATTTAGAAGAGCATGGCGAGATGTCATACGCAAGAGCATTAAACCAATACATGGGCGATTTGAATTGCGTAGTAACCTGGTTTAATGCTGACGAAGTACGTAAGAAGTACAACGATTGGGACTTCTCAAAAGAAGGTCGTATTCGCCAATCATTAAGGATGGCCGAGTTTGCCTTGTCCGCTGGTGGTGATTATGTGATCTGCGACTTTGTTGCTCCTTTGGTCGAGATGCGTAACAACTTCAAAGCGCACTGGACAATTTGGATGGACACGATTGATGCCGGACGCTTTGAAGATACCAACAAGGCATTCGTGCCACCAGAGGTATATGACTTCAGAGTGACGGAGCAAAACTGCGAGAAGTGGGCTGAGTTCATTGGCAACCACATTATTGAGAACCGCAGACGTCCGGTGTTTAACTGGCAAAAGGAAACGGTTCAGATGTTGGGTCGTTGGCAACCGTGGCATGCAGGCCACCGCGCCCTATTTGAGCGCTCGATTGCAAAAACGGGGCAAGTGGTAATTCAGATCCGTGACTGCCAAGGTTGGCAGGGGTCAAACCCATTTGCCATCGAGCAAGTAAAAAGCTATATCAAACGAGATCTAGATCCGTTGTTTCAAGGGCAGTATGAAATTCAAGTAGTACCTAACATCGTTAATATTACCTACGGGCGCGATGTGGGCTACAAGATTGAACAGGAAACCTTTGATGATGCAACGCACTCTATCTCTGCTACAAAGATTCGTAAAGAGCTGGGATTAAAGTGAACAAGTATCACGTTAGGTTTAACACCAAGAACGAAGGTTCAAAGTTAGTCTGGCGTATTTTTGAAAATGGTGTGGAACATCTTGCGTCAGATGTCCGCATCATTGGCGAAACGTTTACTGAATGCACTGAAGAACACGGGCAGACTAAATGGAACATTGCCTGTATGGGCCGGATGGTATGGGACAAAGACGCCGTTGTGATAGTAACTAATAAAGATTAGGGCGTAAAACCCCAGTTTTTTGCATTAGTATATACAGGATAAACATCGGAGAGATCCATGAAAATAGCTGTATATGCTATTGCGAAAAACGAAGAAAAGCACGTAAAACGCTTCTGTGAGTCAGCTAAAGATGCAGATCTTATAGTAATTGCTGACACAGGCTCAGAAGACGATACAGTACCATTGGCAAAAGATTGTGGTGCCATAGTGCATGAAATCAACATCACACCCTTTAGGTTTGATGTGGCCCGTAATGCAGCATTAGCGCTCGTCCCTGCTGACGTGGACATCTGCGTCTCTATGGACCTGGACGAGCTGCTACTGCCAGGGTGGCGAGAAGAGATTGAAAAGTGCTGGAGCGAAGATATAACCCGTCTTAATATTGGGTTTGACTTTGGTGAGCATCGTGTATTTTATCCATCCAGAGCGCACAATCGCCATGGTTACTACTGGAAGTACCCGTGCCATGAGTACATTACTCCTGACATCCGAGTAAAAGACACCTGTGGTCATACATCCTTTGTGATGATGACTCACAAACCAGATGATACAAAATCAAGAGGTCAGTATATGGACCTTTTAGAAATGGCAATAAAAGAAGACCCAAATTGCCATCGTAGTTGTTATTACTATGCCAGGGAGCTGACCTTTAAGGCACGATGGCAAGAAGCCATTGTAGAACTTAAACGCTACCTTGCACTACCAGCAGCAACCTGGTCATTAGAGCGCAGTCATGTAATGCGACTGATTGGGGCTTCATTGGAAAAGACTCAGCAAGATGGCATTGCTTGGTTTCGTAAGGCGGTAGCAGAAGATCCAAACATCCGGGAAAACTGGTTTGATTTGGCAATGCTTTGTTACGAAAAGCAACGTTGGGCAGAATCATATAGTGCAGGTAAGAACGCAATAGCAATAACGCAAAATACTGCGCAACACACAGGAGCACCACAAGCGTGGGGTTTTATGTTACCAGACGTGATAGCCATTGCGGCGTATCACTTAAAGTTTAAAGACGAAGCAATTAAATACGGTGAGATGGCATTAGAGATGAACCCCACCGACGGACGATTAAAAACTAACCTTAAGTTTTACAAGGAACTATAATGGCTCAAACAGGCTACACACCCATTCAGCTTTACCACAGCACGACCGCACTGTCGGTGCCGCTTGCTGCGGACTTAGAAACAGGCGAATTGGCGCTCAACGTAGCAGACGGAAAGCTATACTACAAAGACGGCGGCGGAGCTGTCCAATTACTTACCTCCGCTGGTACCGGTGGCGGTACAGTAACCAGCGTATCAGGTTCAGGTGGCACTACGGGGCTTACATTGTCTGGTGGCCCAATCACCAACTCTGGCACACTAACCCTTAGTGGCACGTTAAATATTCTTAATGGTGGTACAGGCCAAACAACAGCCAATGCCGCACTTAATGCACTTATTCCATCACAAGCAACTAACTCTGGTAAGTTTCTAACTACCGATGGTACCAATACATCTTGGGCCACAGTTGGTGGTGGCGGTGGTGGCGTAACGGCAGTTAACGCAGCATTCCCAATCACTGTAACTGGTTCTACAACCCCAACCATTGGTTTAGCAAACGGCGCTGGAGCAGTCACTGGTTCTACAGGAACCGGCGCAATGGTGTGCAACATTTCACCAACATTAGTAACCCCAGCCCTTGGCACACCTAGCGCATTGGTGCTTACCAACGCCACTGGATTGACATCAACACAAGTTACTACTGCACTTACGTACACACCTCCGCAACCAAACGGCACTGGAGCATCCGGTACTTGGGGCATTAATATTAGTGGTACTGCGGCAAGTGCATCTTTTGCAACTTCCGCTGGCAGTGCTACAACAGCTGCTAGCGCAACAACAGCAGGTAGTGCAACAACAGCAACAACCGCGACCAACCAATCTGGCGGTTCTGTCAATGCCACAACAGTTGTAGCCTCTGGATATATTACAGGTAATTCAGGCGGCTTTTCTAGACTCGGCGATAATTCCGTTTTCATGTACAACTCAGGTACAAACCATTATAACAATGGTTCTCAATTTGGTTGGATTGCTAATAGTGGCCCCACTGTTGCAGCTTTGACCAACACGGGTGCTATGTATAACTTAACAGGCACATACGGTACTATTTCTGATTCCAGAATAAAAGAAAACATTGTTCCTGCAAGAAATTATTTAGATAGCCTTTGCCAGTTAAATGTGGTTAATTACAATCTAGTTAATAACCCACAAAAAATGCTTGGTTTTGTTGCACAACAAGTGGAAACCGTAATGCCGGGGTTAATAGAAACTTCTCAAAACGATTACTACAATATTGCAGATTTTAAATCTGTTAAAACATCTGTAATGGTTCCAATGCTAGTTCAAGCTATTCAAGAACTCAAAGCTGAGATTGATGCCCTGAAAGCGGCACAACAATGAACATGCAAGATATATTTAACATTGCAATACCAGTCATTTGTAGTATTCTTGGCTGGTTTTGCAGAGAGCTTTGGACGGCAGTCCAAGAACTTAAACAAGATCTGGCTAAACTGCGCGAAGAGTTACCAACGCACTATGTATCAAAAGACGATTTTAATGACCGCTGGAATGAGGTGTTAAAAGCCCTTCATCGTATTGAAGATAAACTAGATAAAAAAGTAGATAGATAACTATGTATGCCACCAGATCCGTTTGGAATTACAGAAGGAGCAAAGACTCTTACAGGTAGCCTTGACGCATCAAGAGAAGGCGCTAAACAACTAACCAAAAGCATTGAAGGCATACAGCAAGACGCCACCGATGTAGCCCAACAAAAAGCCCAAGAGCGCCGCAGAGCTGCCCGTGAGGCTGAAATCAAAAAGCAAAACGCCCTCATCAAAGCACTAGATGAGTGGAAACGCAAAAAACAAATCTCCGACGAGGAGGCAAAACTCAAAATAGACTTCGTAAGGAAGTATGGTGCAAAGGAGTGGGATGCCCTACTCAAAATAAAACTAGACATCGAGAATCTAGAGAGGAAAAATAATGAAGAGTTTCAACACGATCTTAAAGCAGTGCGTAGAGTTCAGTTCTACTGTTTTGCAGCGGCTGCGTTCATTGCTTGGTACCTTACTTGGGGCCATAAAGGCTAAGTTAAATGTTCGGAATTGATGACATTATTGGTGCCGGTCTTAAGATTATCGACAAGGTAATCCCAGACCCGGCAGCCAAGGCAGCAGCACAACTAGAGCTACAGAAGATTGCCAACGAGGGCAAGTTAGCAGAACTACAAGCTGACATGAACGAGCAGAACAACATCTCTGATCGTTGGAAAGCCGACCTTGCTTCAGACTCTTGGCTATCTAAAAACATTCGACCTATGAGCCTTATTGCCATCTTTACTGGTTATTTCTTGTTTGCCATGATGTCGGCCTTTGGTTATGAGGCAAATGAAGCCTATGTAACCCTATTAGGTAACTGGGGCATGCTCGTCTTTGGGGCGTATTTTGGATCACGTAGCCTAGAGAAAGTAGCTCAAATGAAATATAAGGCAGAAGATAAATGATAGCAAAAGAATCAGTACCTGGGTTTGTAACTGTTACGGTAACCCTGACCCTTTGCGTTGTAGTTTGTGGCATGATTGGCGGAATGTTAGTTGGACTATTTGACGACAACATCAACAACGACAAAATATTTGAAGCCATTACGCCAGCGTTCCAGACCATTATTGGTGGGTTCATTGGTCTAATTACTGGCATTAAAATAGGACAAGATAGTAATGAATCTGAGTGAGCATTTTACAATTGAAGAACTTACCCATACAGACCATCGCGAGTTTGATAATACTCCTAATGATAGTGAACTGGCCAATTTGACCAGACTAGCTGCCTTCTTAGAACAAGTAAAGACTGTTCTTGGTGGCAAGCCCATTATGGTCAATAGCGCATTTAGGTCTAAGAAAGTCAACGATGCTGTAGGATCTAAAGATACCAGCCAGCACCGTATTGGTTGTGCAGCGGACATCCGTGTACCTGGGATGACCCCAGACGAGGTAGTTCGTGCTGTTATTGCATCGGGGATTGAATATGATCAAGTTATTCGAGAATTTGACCGTTGGACACATATTAGTGTGCCTAATACTACTGGCGGCAAGCCTCGCAGACAAGCTCTTATTATAGACAAAGCCGGAACTCGCACATTTACTTAAGTTTGTGATATAGTCACAAACCTGGAGGAAAATATGATTAAGACAATCACAGCTTGTCTGTGCTCGGCTGTCATCGTGTTCGGCTCAGTAACATACGACCCGTTTAGCACATGGCTAATACAGTATGAAAAGAAGTTTGAATGGGTGGCAGAGTCAACCATTGAACTCATCACCGGCTTTGAGGGCAAGCGCTACAAAGCCTATATTGATGGCGCCGGAAGGTGGACCATTGGCGTTGGGCACATGATACTGCACAGAGAGTCCCATATGCTGCACAGGGAGCTTTCTGAAGAGGAGGTAAGGGGTATCCTACACTCCGACCTTAAAAAGTGCTCAGATGCCCTAGAATCGGCTGTAAAGGTGCCTGTTACCAGGACCCAAGCTGACGCTATGCACAGCCTATGCCATAACATCGGTCCAGACCGGATGGTTAAGTCGGACGTGGTAAAGCACTTAAACGATGGAAACATATACAAAGCCGCAGACGCTTTTATGAACTGGAGTAATCCAAGTCAGTTAAAGCAACGGCGTAAAGCCGAAAGGGCTTTGTTTTTAGCTGGAATTTAGGGCGCAAATGTGCCCTTTTTTGCATTAGTGTATATAGGGACTGATCACCCAAACTAACCAATTACTCGAGGAAATATCATGGAAGGCTTTAAGAACACCACTAAAATTCAATACTTCAAAGAAGGCGGATTCGTCACTAAGAAGGAATTTACTAAATACGAGAAAAAAGAAGACAAGTCTGAAGTTAAAGCTGACATGGCTAAAGATAAGCAACTCGTTAAAAAAGGTGTTAGCCAGCATGAGTCATTCCTCCATAAGGGCGAGCCAAAGACTGAGTTAAAACTCAAGCAAGGCGGTCGTGCCAAAAAAGACTGCGGTACTGTTAAGAAGTACAAAGCTGGCGGTAACGTATCTAATGTATACGAAGCCAAAAAAGACTCTGGCGACAAAGACGCCATCAGAAAAGTAAAAGATATTAAGCCTACAATGTTGTGTGGTGGTAAGTCAGTTAAAAAATACCAAGCCGGTGGTATGGTATCCGTAGACCAGAAATTGGCAGCTCTTGAGCAGCAACGTGCTATGGAAAAAATGAAACGTGCCAAAATGCTTGGCGCCGCTCAGCAAAGCGAACTCATCAAACAAAGCCCTGCAGCAGCTGGTTTAACTCCCCCTGCAGCAGCTGGTTTACCTGCAGCAGCCCCATCTGCGCCAACGGCTGATGTGAATGGTATGCCAATGAAAAAGGGTGGTAAAGCTGCAAAAAAGTGCTAAGCGGCGCTAATAAAAGCGTCGCTAAGAAAATGCAAGCTGGTGGATTAACAAGCGCCGTTCCAATGCAGCAACAACTAGGCGTTGGTGCAGCCAGCCCATCTGGTGATATGGGTGTAGCAGCCCCCGGTGCAGCATACACACCTGGCAAAGGCCCAAACATTCGAGTAGGATACTAATATGCCATACGAATCAAAAGCACAAAAAGGCGCAATGTACGCCGCAGCAGCCGGTAAGTCAACCCTTGGCATCCCTAAAAAGGTTGGCAAGGAGTTTGTAAAAGCTGGTCCTGCATCAAACAAACTCCCAAATAAAGTGCCTAAGCGAGCAGCTGGCAGAGGACGTTAAGAATGGCCTACTCCGGCACCTATAATAAAACCAAGATAACAGTAGACCAACTGGTCTCGTATGCGTATCGTGACGCAGGAAGAACTGCGGAAGAAATTACTCCGGAGTATTCTGATGCTGGTAAGCAAGCATTGTTCTACATCTTGCAAAACTCTGCTAACCGTGGCATTAATATTTGGCTACAACAAAACGTAGTCCTTGGTGCACAGACCAATCAGCAATGGTTGACTATGCCAGCAAACTGCGTAGATGTCTTGGAAGCTAACTGGGTATACATTGTTAACCCGTCTATTACTGCAGCTCTGCCGTTGACTAGCGTTGATGCGTATGCTTTGTTTGATCAAACAGACAACGCAGACCTTGAGCTACATGCTACATCTACGTTAACAGATAACTACTTTGGTGCATCATATAGCGAAGGCACACGTATCTTTTACGTTGGTTTTAATGCGTATGCTCCAGCTGGTGCAGCAGATTACAGTTTAGATTTAGAAGTAACTAACGATGGTGTTACTTGGACTACTTGGGAATCATTCCCAACACAAACACTATCAGACCGTCAGTGGGCTTACTTCACCATTAACGCAACCCAAGAGTTTTATGGTTTCCGTTTAAAGAACCGCGAAACTACATCCACATTCTCTCTTCGTGCTATTCAGTTTGCACAGAGCCAGCAAGTTATTCCACTGTCCCGTTTAAACCGTACAGACTACTGGAATCTACCAAACAAGCAATTCCAAAGTCAACGTTCACTGCAATACTGGTTTAATCGTCAGATTGATCCCCAAATGTACCTGTGGCCAGTGCCAAACAATAACTACCAAGTATTCCAGTTAATACTAGACATTCAACCACAAGACGTTGGAACACTTACTAACGAACTGTATTTACCAGATCGTGTTATTCCGTATATCCAAGCTGCGTTGTCCCATAAGGTTGCTATGCAGTTACCTGGGATTGACCTTGGTCGTGTGGGTTATTTAGAAAAGCTGGCATTGCAAGCCCGTACAGAGTTTGAAGAAGAGGATCGTGACAAGTCACCGATCTATTTCCAACCTAACTATAGTTACTACACACGATGAGCGGCGCATACGTAATGACCTATGACAACCTGGTTCAGGATGTCAAAAATTACATGGAGCGGGATGATGCTGGATTTATTGCGCAGATTCCTAATCTAATTGGTTTAGCAGAGTCTGCCATTGCGGCAGAGCTAAAAACATTGCTCCAATTAACCGTTGTGGAGACAACATTAGCAGTTAACCAGGTGGTGCTTAACAAGCCAGCTCGTTGGCGTAAGACAGTCTCCATGAAGGCCAATGGACGACCATTGTTACTTCGTTCACAGGACTATGTGGCACAGTACCAGTCAGAGTCTGACGCTAGCACAGTCAAATACTACGCTGAGTACGACTACAACAACTTTGCGTTTGCTCCTGCACCAGCTGCAGAGACACCAATTGAAATCATTTATTACAGTGAAATTCAGCCGTTAGATACTACCAACCAACAAAACCTATTCACCCGTGAGTGCCCACAGGCCATGTTATTTGGCACTTTGTTGCAAGCTCAGGGCTATTTGAAGGCACTTGATAAACTGCCTGTTTGGAAATCATACTATACCGATTCATTGAACGCACTGAAAAAAGAAGACAATTCACGTCGTGTGGATCGCAACACTACTATTCAAGAGCCCTAATCTATGTCCACTACATTTACCTCGCCGTTTACCGGCACCGTTGTTGTACCAACAGACGTATCGTACTACGCCTTAGATTTTGCAACAGACACCGAACTATACTGGCCTGCAGTTGTTAATCCAACTCAAGTACCTGCAGCCCGTATCATGGACTGCACACCGTCAACTTTTGGCTTGACAATCTTTTTACCACAAGGTGATCAGGGTTCCGTTGGCTCAGACATTCTTATTCGTAACTTTGGTGCCAACTCATTTATTGTAGCGGACTTTACTGGCGGAGCTTCAATAACAGTAGACCCAGGTATTGCAATTTATTTCTATCTGTCGGATAATACTACTGCCGCTGGTGTATGGCAAAACGTTACATTTGGTGCTGGTACATCCTCAGCGGATGCCGCAACACTGCAAGGCGCTGGCCTTACCACTATTGCTGGTAAGCTGGCAGTAACATCCAATATCTCTCGTGTATCCACAGTACCGACACTCTCTGATTCTAGCCGTGCCACTTCGTTTATCTGGGAAGGTGGTAACAATACTTGGAGTTTACCAAGTTCTGTTGGTCTATCAACCGGCTGGTGGATTGCGTTTAGAAACAACGGCACTGGTGCATTAACTATTCAGCCACAGGGCATCTCACTTATCAACGGTGAGAGCAACATTATTGCCAACCCAGGGGACTCTGGTTATGTGATGTATGAGCAGTCTACGGGTAACTTCTTTACCATTGGCTACACAATTCCAGCTAACGTTACATTTACTGCGGCTACCTATGACGTAGATAGTATTGTTGGCAGCACGTTGAACCTTGTGTCCTATGCACCAATTATTCAAACATATGTAGCCCTATCTGGAACACGTACAAGCACATTGAACGTGGTATTGCCTGCTATTACCCAGATGTATGTGTTGGTTAACAAAGTGCCTGTAGGTACCTACAGCACGATTACATTCCAAATCTCTGGTAGCGGTGGCCCATCGTTCTCATTGGCTGGTAATCAAGTCGCTACAGTTATCAGTGATGGCAACACTATTTTCTCATTGACTAGTGCAACGGTAGACTCATTTTACGCAATTAATGGAACAGCAAGTTCACCTCCGTTCTCATTCCTATCAGATACTAACACCGGCATGTACTTAGTTGGTGCTAACGTTTTAGGTTTAACAGCAAACGGCACACAAATAATGAGGCTTGATAACTCAAACCTATCAGATCCACAAGTGGTGACTCCTGCTACATTTACGGCGGGCTTAATTAGCGGCGGTTCGTTCTGATGGCTGACGGTCAAGTCGATCCTCAGTTTAACCAAATTCATACCCTGGGTGTTACTCAGGGTATTAAACGTGACGGTACAGTATTTGAAGCACGTGAATACAGTGACGGTGTATGGTGTCGTTTCCAACGTGGCACACCTAAGAAAATGGGTGGCTATCGTCAACTATTTAATAGCTTCAGTGGTATCCCCCGTGGCTTTATTACAAACCCATACAACGGCGTAAACTACTCGTTTGCTGGTACACAGGTTGGTCTAGATGTATTTACTACTGGTACTACACTAGGTGCTGGTAGTGGTCCGTTTGCCGCTATATTTACACCGGGTTATTCGCAATTTCCGATAACTGGTGACACAATCACTAACACCACGACTTCATTTGTTATTGACAGTAACGCAACGTCACCTATTAATTACACCTCAGTCTATCCTGCAGGCACTAAAGTAATCTTTTCTCAAAGTGGCACACCCACTGTACACACAGTAACTTCTTCCACTTTTGCAACACCAAACACAACAGTAAACTTTACTCCAGCGGTTGGTGGCTCTGTAGTTATCAGCAACGTTTGGATTTATAACACCTACTTTCAGCCAGATCCAAGGTTAATGTGGCAGTTTGACTTCCAATACGACCCATCTGGTGGTGCGTTAAAGTTGCTAGCGCATCCAGGGTTAAACCTACAAAACATTGACAATGGCGTTAATACTGCAATCTACTATGGCAACACATTGCCAAACTCTAGCGAGCAGTGGACGTTCCAGGTACTAGCCGACAGCACTGGCCAGAACCCCACATATGAACCTATTAGCGTAGATGGCGGTGTGTGCTGTCTGTACCCCTTTATCTTTGCATATGGCTCAAACGGATTCATATCTAATAACAACGTAGACACAACCTACGCTGACCAAACCCCTACCGATTGGAACGGCCCCCTAGCAAACCAAGTTAACATGTCGGCCTCTAAGGTTGTCAAAGGTATGCCAACACGTGGTGGTACCAATGCGCCGTCCGGTTTGTTCTGGGCGTTAGACAGTCTTATTCGTACGTCATTTACAGGCTCAGCGCCTAACTACTGGCGCTATGATATCGTTTCTAGCCAAATCTCTATTATGTCTTCCGCTTCCGTTGTTGAAATGGATGGAACATATTATTGGATGGGTGTTGACCGTTTCTATTGCTATAACGGTAGTGTTACAGTTGTTGCCAATGATAAAAACGTAAACTGGCTGTTTGACAACCTTAACTATGAGCAACGCCAAAAAGTGTGGGCCACCAAGGTACCACGCTACAATGAGATTTGGTTCTTTTATCCACGTGGCACAGCAACAGAATGTACTGATGCAATTATCTACAACGTAAAAGATAAGTTCTGGTTTGATGCTGGCCAAGCAGTTGGCGCACAAAGATCTTGTGGCTACACAACAGAGATTTTCCCAACACCTGTATGGTGTGATTGGAATTACAACGTAGAATATAGTCAAGGTTTTAACACCATTACAGCTCCATCTGGACTCGCAGCACCAACAACATATCAAATTTATGTTGCAGGTGACCAGAGCCAAGTGTTTAGCCCTGGTGACTATCTAGCGTTTAGTAACATTCCTGGAGATGTAGCATACCAAGTTGCTACTGCAGATTTTTTATACAATACTAGTGGTAACCCACTACCTGGTTGCACATTGATTACTGTTGAAACAGAGATTGACCCTTATCCAGATGTAGGGCAATTGTTCTATATGGTTACCGGCGGATACGCTATTTGGCAGCATGAGTTTGGACTTAATAAAGTTACATTCTTAGACGAACAAGCTATTCAGTCTAGCTTTACTACCTGTGATATTAGTTGGGTTGGTGGCACACCATCCCAAGATACTGCATCCGGTGTTAACCGCCGTATGCACTTACGTCGTATTGAGCCTGACTTTGTTCAAGCTGGTGTTATGAATTTGAATATTATCGGTCGTAAGTTTGCCAGTGGTGTATCGGAAGAGATATCTGGCCCGTTTGAATTTGATGAGAACACACCAAAGATTGACTTGCGTGTTGAGCACCGTGAGACTCGTTTGCAGTTTGAGTCTAATACCATTAACGGCAACTACGAAATGGGTCGTATCTTGATCACCGCAGAGTACGGTGACGAGAGGCCGTAATGGCTCTTGAATCGTTCTTTCCGTTCACTCCAGACTACATGTCTTGGGAAGATTGGAATGGCAATCTGGTCATGTTCTATGGTGAAGAGCCTATTCCAGTGCTTCCAGAAGCAGAATGGAAAGCCGTTGCTGATAACGTAGCCCAGCTACCCACGTTTCTTAATTACCCCGTTCCAGACCCGGCCCTATATACAAATTGGCAGGATTGGGCATACGAATTTACCGAAATTATTAACGGGCCAACTCAATAATTAGGGCGTTTTTACGCCCTTTTTTGCATTAGTTAATGTAGGACAAATTACTTAAAGACCATGGCACTAGAGACACTAGATACAACACAGCAACAATCTACAGGAGGCCAGCAGCAGGAGGCTAGTCCTATTGTTGGCTTGTATCAAAATGTTTTTAATCGTGCTCCAGATGCCGGTGGGTTGGCTTATTGGCAAAATGCCTACGACACGGGCACTTCGTTAGACCAAATTAGAAATCAGTTTCAAAACTCACCAGAAGCTCAAGCAAAACCATACGTCAACACCCTTGGCGGCACTGGGTCCAACCTTGATAAAGATTTTGTAAATCCAAACTTAAATCAACAAATGGGTGTTACTGGCGCTACTAATCTTTTAGGTGCCGGCAATATTAATCTTACAGGCGCCACTGGTGTTACAGGTGTAACCGGTGTTACTAACGTCACAGGCGCTGTTACCGGCGTCACTGGTGTTACTGGTATATATTTAGATGTTTTAGGTCGTGCTCCAGATGCGTCTGGTTTAACTTATTGGCAGAGTCAGATTGATAAAGGCACACCAATAGAAAAAATTCGTGCTGAAATTGCTGCTTCAAAAGAATCAGCAACACCTAATGCGCAAGTTGCTCAAGCGTACCAAACTATTTTAGGTCGTTCTCCGGATCCAAACGGGCTGCAATATTGGCAGCAACAAGCTGCTAACGGTGTGCCTTTAGATCAAATTATGGCGGCAATGAAGGCGTCTCCTGATGCCCAAACTTATGCTATTAATCAAGCATATAACAATGTTTTGGGTAGAGATGCTGATCCTGAAGGTTTGGCATACTATAAAAAACTTGCAGCAAGTGGCACCCCAATTGATCAAATTGTTAAAACCATTCAAAGCACTTCAGAAGGTACTGTTGCTCAAGATTATTTTAATTATTTAGGTCGTAAGCCTGACGCCGCTGGTTTAAAGTATTGGCAAGATCAGTTAGCCGCTGGCAAAACAAAAGAACAAATTGCACATGAGATTGCATTGTCTGGCGAAAGTGTCACAACAAATGCACCGGACGTTAAAGCATTATTAACTGCTACGTTGGATAAAAGTATCGTTGATAAATTGACACCAGATCAACTTACAGCGTATACAAAATTATTTTTAGATACTACCACAGGAAATGAAAACGATAATTTAAAAGCAATATATAAACAAATTGCTTTAGACCCAACATTGGGCCCGCAGTTAAAAGCTACAAATCCATTGTTATGGCAAAGAGTAACCCCGCTAACAAGTAACCCAGATCAAATCATTAAAACAGACCGCATATATTACGGTCAATATGGCACAATAGATATGGGCGGCGTTAAAGTTCCTATACTAAATGCTAAGTTATTAGATGGAGATGGCGCATTTGGTGGTGCTAACAGTGGCACTATTCAAGATACCTCACACGGCAGAAACAGCTGGGTTGAACAATTAGGATGGCGCAGCAATTCGTTTAGTAGTGCAATTAGAAAAGGCGCTGACGCACTTGGTGTAGTTACGTATCGTGATGACGACGGTAAACCTAACGGCTATACTGGATTAAATGAAGCTGCTGATTTGCTTGGAATTGACAAGAGTCAATTTAAAGACAAGGCAGAGCTTTTATTAACTAAAGAGCAAAAAGACGAAGACGGGAATGTTGTAGTAAGAGCGGGTCAACAAGTTTATCAAAAAGACGGTGAAGGTAACACAATACTTGATGCTAAGGGACAGCCAGTACCAGCAACATACAGAGTAAGCGCGGAACAACAACTTTACGACGCCGTAAGCGCCGCAGCAAAAGATATTTATTCAGTTACTGGCGATTCACTAACTTCTGGTCGAGCCAGTGAAGGTGGCCCTCAAAGTTTTGATACTGTAATGTACAAGCGTGAAGGCGACAAGTTAATTCCTATTAGCGCACCGCAAGCACACGGCGGTATGCAAAACATTGATGTGTACAATGGTAGTGGTCATGGCTTTATGCGTGATAGTGGAATGATTCAAGGAATGGTATTTATTGGATCCGCTGTTCTTACAGCTATAACACTGGATCCAGAATTTGCTATAGAAGGAATGTCGCTTGCAGCAAGTATTGGTTCTTCAGTTGGTGCTACCGGAACTACTGCAACTGTTGTGGGTAGTGCTGTAATTGGGGCCACTATGGGCGCTGCAAATGCTGCCGCTTCCGGTGGAGACGTTGGTAAAGCGGCGTTAACTGGCGGCGCAGTTGCTGGTTTTACGGCTGCTATGGCTCCGTTAATGAGTCAAGGTGTAATGGGTAACGCGGTCAATAGTATTTCTGAAATGACCAATGGTTTGTATTCGCCGACTCAAGTTGGTAGCATAATTAGTACAACGTTGGCAACAACACTGGGTTCAGCCGCAAATGGCGCCAACGGAGACCAAATATTAAAAGCATTTGGAACCTCTTTAGCTTCACAAGGACTTTCTCAAGCTGCTGTTACCGCTGCAACAAGTGCATTAGGAGATACATTAGGCAAAAATATGCTGCCTAAAATGCAAAGAGCTATGCAAATAATTGGTAGTACCGTTGCAACATCTGCATTGACTGGTAAAAATCAACAACAGATTATGAACAATCTGATTGCTCAGTTTAGTGACCCAACAAAAGTATTAAATAATGTTGCCAGTGTTGGTGGTGCTAAGACAGACGTAACCGCCGGTGGCACAAATACAACTACTACAACAAAAGCAGACACAGTTCCCAGTTCGTTAACTAATTCTGATGCAATAGCATCATACAAAAACTATATTACTCAAGGTGCAGATCCTTTATTAGCTCAAACATTGGCTGAAGGACAACAACAATCTGCTGTTGCCGCAGGTACAGGAACTCAAGTTGCTGGTGGTGATGCACAAGTTATGGTTGATGCGTTAAACAATCCGGATGCAATTAAAACTAAACTGTATGATGCAAAATGGTACAATACAGAAACCCAACAATGGGAACCTATTAAAGTTTCAGATACTGGTGGTGGAGGCTCGGGAACAACGTCAACAGCAGTAGGAACAACTTCTAAACCTGGAGATATTCCCACCGCAGCAGACTTAAAAAATGATGTTGAAAATGGAACACTACCAACAGCAGGAGAAGTTAATGATTTGCTAGGTACTGGTAAAATGTCAAAAGCTGCTGCCGATGCTTATTTAAAAGCAATAGCAGATAATCAACCAAAAGCACCAGGTTCTGCAAATAATGACATTGAAGCCGTAAATTTAGCAATTTCAGTAACATCTAGTTTAGCTAATAGGGGTGGCAATGTTGCAAATGCGTTAAATATTGTTTCAAAAGCAACTGGAGTTAGCCCTAGTGTAATTGCTAAAGCTATTAATTCAGGCACAACAGGTACAGGCACAACAGGTACAGGCACAACAGGTACAGGCACAACAGGTACAGGCACAACAGGTACAGGCACAACAGGTACAGGCACAACA